ATGCTGGAGCAGATGGGCCAGGCGGCCAAAGCCGCCTCATATCAGATGGCGCTGCTCTCCTCGCGCGAGAAAAACCGCGTGCTGGAGAAAATCGCCGACTATTTAGAAGCGAACGCCGAAGAGATTTTGCTCGCCAACGAGCAGGATCTGCTGGAGGCGCGCCGCAGCGGGCTGAGCGAGGCGCTGTTAGACCGCCTGGCGCTCAACCCGCAGCGTTTACACGCCATTGCGAACGACGTGCGCCAGGTGTGTCAGCTGGCCGATCCGGTAGGGCAGGTGATTGACGGCGGCCTGCTGGAAAGCGGCCTGCGCATCGAGCGTCGCCGCGTGCCGCTTGGCGTGGTCGGCGTGATTTATGAAGCGCGCCCGAACGTGACGGTGGATGTCGCCTCGCTGTGCCTGAAAACCGGCAACGCGGCGATTCTCAGAGGCGGCAAAGAAACCTGGCGTACCAACGCGGCGACTGTAAAAGTGATTCAGAAAGCGCTGGAAGAGTGCGGCCTGCCCGCCGCGGCCGTTCAGGCCATCGAAAGCCCGGACCGCGCGCTGGTCAGTGAAATGCTGCGCATGGACAAATACATCGACATGCTCATCCCGCGCGGCGGGGCAGGGCTGCACAAGCTCTGCCGCGAGCAGTCGACCATTCCGGTTATCACCGGCGGCATCGGCGTGTGCCATATTTTCGTTGATGAAACGGCGGAATTCGCGCCTGCGCTCAACATCATCACCAATGCCAAAACCCAGCGCCCGAGCACCTGTAACACGGTGGAAACCCTGCTGGTGCATGAGGCTATTGCAGAACGTTTCCTGCCGGCGCTGAGCCGCGAGATGCACGAACGCGGCGTGACGCTGCATGCCGATGCGCGCGCGCTGGCGCTGCTTTCCGGCGGCCCGGCGACCGCTGTGGCGGTGAAGCCGGAAGCATTCGACGACGAATGGCTGTCGCTCGATCTTAACGTGAAGCTGGTGGCAGGCATCGACGAGGCCATCGCGCATATTCGCGAGCACGGCACCCAGCATTCGGACGCCATTCTCACCCGCACGCTGCGCCACGCTGACCGTTTCGTGAATGAAGTGGATTCGTCTGCGGTGTACGTGAACGCCTCGACGCGCTTTACCGACGGCGGGCAGTTTGGTCTTGGCGCCGAAGTGGCCGTCAGCACACAGAAGCTTCACGCCCGCGGCCCGATGGGCCTCGAAGCGCTGACCACCTACAAGTGGATCGGCTACGGCGACGATACGATTCGTGCTTAACGGAGGGCCAGGTGATGCAAAAATCGCCGCTTGAATCGCAAGGGCATTGACGCATCACCCACTTTTTCATAACCTCTTACCCCGTGCTCACGCACACCCTTCCTCAGGGCCGATATAGCTCAGTTGGTAGAGCAGCGCATTCGTAATGCGAAGGTCGTAGGTTCGACTCCTATTATCGGCACCAGTTAAATCAAGCACTTATCCACCGTTTATCACCTCCTGTTTTTCCGTGTGGGACAGATTTGGGACGCAATCGCCAAAAATCGAGTCGATTTGCTTCGCGTGCTCGGTCAGGTGATTAGGTGCCAGGTGTGCATACCGTCGAACCATTTCTATTGACTCCCATCCGCCCATTTCCTGAAGAACTGAAATCGGGACGCCAGCCTGAACTAACCAGCTCGCCCAGGTATGCCTCAGGTCATGGAAGCGGAAATCCTCAATGCCAGCACGTTTAAGCGCAGCCCTCCAGGCTGTGTTTGCGTCGTACCGCATCTTCCTCACTGTCGGCGCTTTAGTTCCATCAGGCCGGGTGCAGCTTTCCTTATAGACGAAAACCCACTTGTGGTGATTGCCTATTTGCCTTTTCAGCACACGACATGCAGTATCGTTCAGCGCCACGCCAATGGCCTGATTTGATTTGCTCTGCTCCGGGTGTATCCACGCCACCCGGCGCTGCATGTCTATCTGCTGCCATTCCAGATTGATGATGTTCGACCGCCGTAGTCCCGTCGCCAGCGCAAACTCGACCACGGACTTAAGCGGATCCGGGCATTCATCAATCAGCCTTTTCGCCTCATGAGGCTCCAGCCATCGAATGCGTTTATTCTTCGGCTGCGGCACCTTCACAATGGGCGCTTTGTCCAGCATCTTCCATTCACGCTCGGCGGCACGTAACAACGCTTTGATGAAGGAAAGGTGAGTGGCCTTTGTGGCTGTTGCTGCCGGTCGTGGCACATATGGCGGAACCGGCTTTCCCTTCTTCCTTAACGCCTCTTCCCTGAGCTTCCAGTTTTCCTCATGCCGCCGGTTGGTCATCTTCTGAATAGCGTTATAGATTCGCGTCTCAGTGATGTCCTTCAACTGCATCCCTGCAAAGTGCTGTAGCCAGAATCCGATCCGGCTCTTGTCATCGTCCAGTGACTTCTTGTGCGCCTTCTCCTCAAGCCACCTGACGCACGCTTCCTCGAATGTCATGTCCGGCGTCTCTCCCAACTTGCTTACTCGCCAGGCTTCGGCTTTCAGCTTGTCATGGAGTTCCGTGGCCTGCCTTTTGTCCTTTGTCCCAAGAGACTGCTTAAATCTTTTGCCGTCCGGCAATGTGAAACTGGCGTACCAGGTTTCACCTCTGCGGAAGAGTGACATATCAATTCCTCTCGTATGCCATCACCCGCGCTCACGGCGACAGTATGCAGCGGAGATTTGAGGGCTGCAATGCAAGCCTGGCGAGTGGTGAGGTATGGGGATTTTGGTTTTGATGGGTCTTTGCGGGTGGCCTGTAGTCTTCCTGACTTTATCCAGTTTGTGGCTGTAGGTCTGGATATGCCGAGCATGGCGCAGGCCTCATCAAGCGTGAGGCTGTATTGTTCCATTCGATTATCTCCAGGCGTAAAAAAGCCGCCTTATGGCGGCTCACTCGATGCGGATGTGAGGGATTTTCCCGGCTGCTATCGCGTCATATGCTTTCTTGTAATCCTCCATGCGTTTAGGACTGACAAGCTCTCCTTCGTCATTCCAGTTAATAGCATGGTACAGCGCCAAACCAACCTCATCGCGCTTCTTGTCAGCTTCTGGGCGGATAGGGCGGAATTCGTAGCTGTCTCTGTCCAGCGTTACTGCCTCCTTACCAGCCCATCCGAAAGCAACTCCGCAATCTACCCCGACGCAACGGAAGAAAAACCATTCGGCATTCGCTGCGTCACGGTACTTTGCCTCACACTCATAACCAGCCGGCGGCAATCCCTCACCATCCCATACCGGCTGTTGCGCGGCTGCGAGTGCGGCTTCGTACTGGTCGCGGGTGATGATGGCGGTGGCGTAGTCGCTGGCTAACTGCGATTGTGAGACGTGCGTTTCATCAGAAGTCCAGCTAACAAACCATTCTTTATCCTCGTCAAAGATAGGTTTGTTATCGAAAGCCCAAACAACACCGTCAGGGTCTTGAGCAATATATAAGTAACCTTCCGGCCACCCGCCACGTTTCGGCAATTCCTGCACCAGTAAATCAATCAGCTTCATATCTTTGCTCCAATAAAAAACCCGCCGAAGCGGGTCATGGTGTTAACTTAAATTCATCGTCCCACGGCGGGAATGTGCTCATCCGTCCATGCGACATGATGTACTCTGATGCCGCAGCCATAGAGCTTGGCTTCTCGAACTCAAGCATAAACACATCGTCATATGCTTTCCCCAGCCACCATCCGCCGCCGTATTCCCGAGCTCGCTGAATGAGCACCCACCGACCGGGCGTAATGCGGTGATGTATCTCGCCCCTGTAGATAATCAGATAGTCCGAGTCTTTGCTCATGACACACCTCAAAATAACTGTATTTATATACAGTAAATTGAGGTTGGCGGGCTGTCAATTCTTGGCCTTACTGCTTTTCTTTAAGTGTCCACTTAACAGGCTTGCTGGTCTTTTCCTGCCCCTTATCGAAACCTGATTTCGCATCGTTGTAACCACACGGAACGCAAACATAATCTCCAGACCAACCACGCATTGTTGTCTCTTTGGAAATTGCAGTAGAACCACATTTTGGACAAATCATATTAATGAACTCCTCGCTGTTTGAGAGGGTATGATAAACAGTGGGAAGGTCATTTATGCAGCAGAGAATTGAAAAGGTTGTGTAAGAGCCGCTTTGCGCTCTGCTGCGGATTTAGCCATCAACCCTCCTTGCCCGGCGCTGCCGGTAGCGGCATCCAGTGGGTGACGCGTTCGTGATGCACTACCGAGTCGTCTTTTCGACTATTTTTCGAGCGTATTACTGGCGCTCGCATTGTGTAAATGCCTGAAAAATTATCACCACATTTGCAGTACGCTAACACCGAAACGCCATCATCAGGCATCCGCTCGCTGCATGGAATCCAGCCATCAGCCTCCCCAGGTGAACCCTGCGTCATGGCTTCCTGCAGGCGGTCAAGCTTCACGTATTCCCGCGCTGAATATCCTTCTTTAATCCAGTCAGCGGCGACTTTGGCCGAGGTTGTATAGTCGTAACATTCTCCGCACTTGGTCAGAAGCTCGTACAGGTCAGCGACTGGCGTACACTCGAAACCCTCGCTGCCACTCACCGCCTTACCTGCCAGCGATTCGAACTGCTGCGAGGTGGTGTCGGTTTCTGCCTGCTCTGCTTCCATCATTTGCTCATACTCAGCAATCTGTGGGTCATACGGCAGAGAGTCATCAGCCACAACCGGCGCGGGCGGTGCGGCCAAATAGCAATCTTCACACAGACCATCAACCGAATACCCGACGATGCTCGCGCTGCATTTTTTGCAGATCCTACGCATATTCGAGTTAACAACCGCAACCGGCTCCGCCCGCTCCCGCAGCGCAACCGGCGCTTCTTTCGCGAACGCATAGTAGCGCAGCAGCTCAATCACATTAGCCGAATCACGCTCAGGCCGTTTAATAACTGCCAGCGCAGCTCCTAGCAGCCCGCGCGGGATTGTTATCAGGTCGTTTTCAGATTCCATTTCAGCCGCTTTTTGTTTGATCGCTTCACTTATTTCGCTCACGCTTCACCCCCTGTCTCAAGATTGATGCCAGCGGCGCGAGCCTCGTCCCAGGCTTTCATGTATTCCTGAATTTCTTCCCACGGCTCGCCAGCAGCAGCCAGGCCATCGATAACGCGTTGGCGCTCGTTATGTCGCTCACGAGCCTCCAGTTCAGCGATGCGCTTCTCAGCGGCTTCCAGCGCTGCTATCAAGCAGAGAACAGCCTTTGGGCTTGCTTCAGCAATAAACGCTGCGTCGTCTTTCAGGCAATGCTGCGCAACTGCCTCACTACCAACTCGCACCTCGTATCCGCGCGCTCCACTATGCGGCTTATATGCAGACCAGTCGCCCCAGCGTGCTTTCTCAGCCGCCGCTTTCAGTTTTGCTGTGTTCATGCGGCACCGCCTTTAACAAAAATAATCCAGTGCGTTTTGTCGGATTTTCCTGTTCGTTGCCAGATAGCTGGCTTCTCGTCTGTGAGTTCCAAAATACGGCGAACAGGTATCTGTGTTTCGTTCCATTTGAAAATGAGCACGCCGTGTGGCCGCAATACGCGAAATGCCTCTTCGAACCCGGAGCGCAGGTCATCACGCCACGTTTCCCGGTTTAATTTTCCGTATTTTTTCCCCATCCATGCGTTATCACCGACACGCTCAAGGTGTGGCGGATCAAACACTACAACAGGGAAGGAAGCATCAGAGAATGGCAGCGCGCGGAAATCGGCAACTACGTCTGGACTGATAACAAGACTGCGACCGTCGCAGAGGGTGTGCTGCTCGGCGCGGATATCGCTAAAAATTGCGCGCTCGTCTTGCTTGTCAAACCAGAACATACGGGAGCCGCAGCACATGTCGAGAATGGATACATCTGTCATGCGGCACCGCCTTTACTCATCTGGTATTCAATCCATTTGTTTATCCAGCTGCACGCCTGTTCAGCCTCATCAGCAGATAGGTTGTCAAAAATCCTGTCTGTTATTTGAGCCTCCGCAGCCAACTTCTCGCACTGCTTCGTCTTTTCGCGCAGCGACAGAGTGGTCACGTCGAGCTTATCCGCCAGGCGGACAATCATCTTCGCGATATCAATCAGCGGTGTATTGCTGTCGAGGCACTTCGCCAGCTCATGGCCGGATGCGATTAATTCGTCGTTGTTCATTTCTTCGCTCCAAACCAGCGATTCAGATAGCGGTTGTTATTCACGGAGCCGAAGCTGTTGCGTTTCATCAATTCTTCGCGGCTCGGCATTGGAGTGTGTTTGCGGTCAGACTTACCGCCGACGGTTACGGTTAAATAATTTGCCTGGTCTCTGGACATGGTTAACTCCTTAATCGCTAAGAACGTGACCGTAGCGACCGAGGAAGCGGCGCATACGGTTATCTGTTTCTTCAGGGCGGCGCGGGCCGGTGGTGACGAATCCGGGCATAAACGATGCTGCGAGGTTGTCATCCCACAGTTGACGGTCAGCCAGCGCGTCAGCATGGCGTGTCATGCGAGCTTCCTTGCTCTCGGTTTCGTACTGCTTTCCCAGCGTCTCTTGCAGGTGTGCCTTGATGCGCGCCAGCACCTCTTCTTTGGTGCCGGAACGTTTTGGTGGGCGTGCGTATCCCGCCCCGTGAAGAGGTGATTGCATTTTTTCTCAGGATTTGTTAATTGATTAGTTTCTTCCAGATAGCAGAAACGTATTTGGCCTGATGAATTGCATCGTCTAATGCGTTGTGACGAGTACCCTCGAATGGCATGTCGCGCTTAGGGTCAAATCCTAGGGCCTTCCCAATCTCGACGACAGTCCTTACATCACGATCATTCCACCATTGCCATGGGGCATCTATTCCCGCCAGCGCGTAGCTATTGCGCAGAATTACGCAGTCGAATGAAGCTCCATTCCCCCAAACCTGAACAAAGCGAGGGTTTGCATGCTTGCTGATGAACTCGCTGAGCCATGTCAAGGAATCAGGAAGGGATGCCGTTTCAGTTGTTAACGACTGACGCGCATCAGCACTTTGCTCCATCCACCACAGGATTGTTGATGCGTCCGGTCTGGCTCGGTATCGCATTGATGATTCAAGCGACACGTTAACTGAGAAGTCTTCTCCAATATCGCCTGTCGTTGGTTCGAAGAACGTTGCGCCGATGGAGATAACAGGCGCGTATGGGCCATTACCCATAGTTTCTAGGTCAAGCATTAAGTGGTTCATATTCATCCTTAAATAGCGTGAATGGTGTGGCGAGGAAATGGTAATGTCGCAGGAGCGAAAGGTATGTCATCATCAAAGTCCATAGGTGGGACTGAGGACTGCTGCGATGGTGGTTTTTGTTTTGTTGTCTGGGATTGCTGTTTCGGCTGGTCTGACTGCTGCTTTCCACCCAGCATCTGCATGGTGCCGCCGACGTTCACCACGACTTCGGTTGAGTAGCGATCCTGACCGCTCTGATCCTGCCACTTACGGGTGCGCAGCTGACCTTCGATGTAAACCTGCGAGCCTTTACGCAGATATTCGCCCGCCACTTCCGCCAGTTTCCCGTACAGCACGACGCTGTGCCATTCGGTCACTTCTTTCATCTCGCCGGTCTGCTTGTCTCGCCACGATTCAGATGTTGCGAGGCGAAGACTTGTTACCGCTCCGCCGTTAGGCATGTAGCGAACCTCAGGGTCTTGCCCGAGGTGGCCGAGTAAAATTACGCGATTAACTCCATGTCCCATCTTTATTTCTCCTGCGAATAACTCCGGCCTCGGCATCCTCTTTCCGATGAAGTGCCGAGTGCTCAGATATTGTTAGTAATTGAAGGTTTGAAGGGTGATTATTCAGCTTGTTGCGGTCTTTATGGTGGACGTGTTCGTTGCGCTTTATTCGACGCCCGATTATTGATTCCATGACAACTACGTGCTCTGAGCGCCCCTTGTGCTCACCTCTGGTAAACTCCTTGTAACCGGAGCTGTTTATTCTGTAGCCTCTGGCATGTTCATCTGCATGCTTGAGCTTCCCTGCACTGATGTTGCGCTTCCACTCTTCACTGAAAATGCGCGTCTTCCCTTTGTTTTGCCCAAGCCTTCCATCTTCGGCCGCCCTACGAATCCCATCACCTCGGCTGCGTAAAATGCCTGCTTTCTTGCAGTGATGTCTTACTGTGGATTGCGGTAAGCCGGTGGTTGATGAAATCTGCGGAATGCTCATGCCAGAAGCGTAAAGCTCTATTGCGCCTTTGCTGCTCATTTATGCCGCCTGTTTCAGTTCTTTGATTCGTATGCCGGTTACGTCTTTGCACTTCGCCTGGTGCTCAGGGAAGCCGTTAAGGCGCGTCCATGTTGATGCGTACTGCTCCTGCAATTTCTTCACGTCGTTCTCGGTGCCTGCATACTGCGTGAACTCAGCCAGAATGGTGTCAGCATCAGCAGGCTGGATGTGGTGAACCTCCGCATCAGCATCAATTGCCGTCTCTTCTGTCGGGATGCAGAACGCCTGAAACGCTGCGTATTTGTAGGCAATAGACATGGCCTTGTTCGTGGCCTTGTCGCCGCTGTCCATCGCTTCACCGTATGTCACAACTGTGTGAACGCTGCCGTCCTTTGTGCTCACAAAGTCGAATTCTGCTTTAACCACCACATAGAACAGGACAGTGCCTTTTGGAGTCGTGCGTTCAGTTACGGTGCGGTCAGTGATGCGCGGCAGGATGAGCAAGCCGTGGTTAACCAGCGCCGGAGCCAGAGCGTTATATACCTGGTCGATGCCACGGAATTTGAAGTTTTGCTGCGTGTTCGTCCTGTCCTTGCTGATGCCCGTTGCCGCCATATCCTTGGCTACCGCGCTGATTGCCTGATAAACAAATTTCTCTGTCATGAGTAATTACCCGCGAATTCCTGCCACGTAATAGGCTGATTCATGCGCTCAGCCGCCAGGTTAATTTGCTGCTCGACCTCTTCTTCAATTTCAGGAGAGATGAGCGCGATAAAGTCGTCGTCTTCCAGTTCATGCAGCATGTTTTTTATTCCAGTCGTCATCCTGAATGTCATTCCATCCCATCGCGATTTCCCACGCCCATTCATAGGCTGAGTGGCGTCCTTCATCCGTATCCGGGAATGCAGCTTCATAGAGCTTGTTGAACTCGCGATTACCTTGCTGAACCAGAATGGTTCCGTTAACTGGCAAAATAGTCATGACGCGGTACTCCGGGTTGAGAGAGGATGTCGGCCAGTTTTTTCCAGCCAGTGCGTAACTTGCGGGTGATGCGATCGAGAAGGGATTCAGAGCAGCCCACAACAGGCCACCCTGCAAAAGCGAACTGTTGCATGGTGTTATCCTTGGTTAATTGGCATAGCGAAAACGCCTCGAATGAAGCGCTGTTGATATGCGGGATTTAAAAAGCCGCGCTTAGGCGGCCTTTGTCAGATCAGCCCTTTTACGATTTCTTCGGCGATTTCTTCCGCGTCGTCTTCGCCATAATTTTCGGCGAGCTTATCTACGAAATCGTCCCAGTTATCTTCCAGAAAGTTGCGGACATACGGCGCATAGCAATCTTCAATTTTCTTTGACATGGCATTCTCCAGGCGAAAAAAAGCCCCGACTAGCGGGGCGAACAGACAACAAGGGTTATTTCTCCATTTAACCAGGACAGTTATCTTCTCTCCTGTCTTGGTTATGATGCGGATTGCATCAGATAACCGACTCCATGAATCGGCTATCGGCTGCTAGATTTCTTCAAAGCCCCAATCCATGCGCTCCCATGCAATTTCCTTCATAACCTCATTCTTTCCTTCATCATCCATTTTCTCCCACTCTTCATCGCTAATCCCTAAGTCATCCTCAAGGTCGACAACTTGCTCATATTTCGAATGGATGTTTGCACCGGAATCCAGCCAAACTTTAAATTTACGTCCCATTTAATTCTCCTATTCAGATGTCGGCTATCGGCTGCTATTCAGCGGGCGGGGCAGGAAGAGGCATCCAGTGGGTAACTGGAAGTTCGTAATCTAGGTCGCACCAAGACCCACCATCCCAGAATGAAACTGCATGATGAAACCAAGTCCCTGTTACAAGCACGCTGACCATAGCCTCCGGCATCCGCTCGCTACACTTAATCCACTCCATTCACTCCTCCTCGCCGATGGCTTTAGCTTGCGAGCATTCATCATCAATGTCGTAAATGTCGTGATAGCATTCGTGGCAAAGCTCTTCATTGCCATCGCCGCTGCAAACGGCCACCGCAGCAATCCCTTTGCCGCATACGTCGCATTCGACTTCCTCATCCATATCTCACCTCAGATAAGTGGCTTGCTGCCAAAAAGAAAGGCCGACTATGCGGCCTTTAGTTTTTCCAGTTCTCTTTCAATCATTGCGGTGGTTCTTATTGCCCATTTATCGACATATTTCCCATCCTCCATTACAGGAAACATTTCATCAGGCTTAACCATACATTCCGATTGAAGCTGGCATCCATTGCATCTTTTGAATTGCCCACACCATTAATTCTTATCAATAGTCGTAGTCATACGGATAGTCCTGGTATTGTTCCATCACATCCTGAGGATGTTCATCGAACTCTTCAAATTCTTCTTCCATATATCACCTCAAATTAATGGAATCGATTTGCCGCGCATTTTCTGGTGCGCGTTAATCAAGTGGGTAGGGTGGTTAACCGGCTTCTTGTATGCCGGGTTACGCTTGCGTTCGGTTACTTCCGGCTTCTTGTCGCGGAGAGCTACGAGCGAAGTGGCTCGGTCTGCTCTGACGCAACCAGATAGCTTCTGTTCGATTCGGCGAGCAAGAGAAGCGTCTTGCTGTGCCTGTTCAATCTTGGCGGCCCGGCGCGCTTTATAGCGGCTCTTGGCAGTGCCTTTTGCTTCTTTCCAGATAATGGTTGCCATACTGACCTCCGGTTAAGTGGTTTGGGTACATGGCGCGCCAGATGCTTATCTTCTGGTTGCTTCTGCGAGCTGCAATTCGCGCCATCTCCAAAACCACCTGGGTTCTGGTCTCAACGGTTAGGTTGAGAGTTCATCGATGTTAAAGAGCGATGCCAATCTGTTCCGTTTGGCTACCAGCGTCCTGCTGATGACTTAATAGTACGATGTGTATTTGCTTCTCGTCAATACGAAATGTATAAAATACTTAAATAATGATGCATCGTTTTGTATTTAAAAGGATTTTAATTTGATGTAACTAACAACAAGGTTGTTGTTAGTGAAAAATGAGTGGAGGGATGGTATGGTCGAGGAGGAGGCTGTGTTGAGGTGGGCGCATACACCTAGATAGGCTTCAAGTGCTGGCCTGATAGTTGTGTGCGGGCAATAAAAAACCCGGCGCGGTGGCCGGGTTTAGATGGGTTAAATACTACTTACCAGGGTTTCAATCGCTTTGCCATATCTCTCAAGAGGCTCATTGTTGATCTGAGGCTCCGTATCATGAATCTGATAACGACCGGGCGTGATATCAAAAAGTGGCCGCCCAAGATGAGAGGAAACTATTGCAACTGAATGATTATCTGGGACAGTAAATGTCTTCAAATCTCCCCCTTGAAATGCATTAGGCTTAATTCTCCGTAAGTTTTCAGCTCTACTTAGAATTTCGTCGAACATAGCTGAAAATGCTTTACTTGCCCTTTTGTCATATTCAGTTGAACGATTGAACACCAGAGAGTGAATCACAGGAACTGACAATCCAAACTGAACGCATCGGTCATAAAAGTTTACCGACCGGTAATCATTTTGAACTCCAACCCCGTAAACTAATTGGCTGAGGTTATCAACAGCCCTTGCAGAAGAACCATCACTAGAACAAGGTACAATTATTGCGTTTGCCGCTATTAAAGAAAGCTCGGTATAGGCAGAGAAACTGGGATTACAGTCAATGAAGCAGACCGTATCTTCGATGCCTTGTTGCTGGGCGCACGCCACCAAAATGTCACGAAGCCAAAGATGAATATTCTTCCATGAATCAACAGGAAGATTCACGCTGCTTAGTTGGTTTATTACCTGAGCCTGAACCTCTAGACTTGGATCTCCAGCAATCAGAAATACGTTTGCTGGAACGTGCTGGTTTGTCTCACTTACAGGAATCAAAAAACTTGTTTCAGCGCCAGTTAGCATGTGCGGGCTTCTGGTTCTTCGGTCAAAATATCCGCCAATGGTCTTTCTTTGCCGGATTAAATCCGCAAGTCTAGCTGCACCAGTACCATTTCCGCCGAGCAAAATCTCAGAAAGGTTTGCCTGCGGGCACATGTCAGCAAAAATCACACGCTTATCTGGATTTTGGCGGGCAAATTCTGTTGCCATAGCGAAAGATAAGTAGGTTTTACCCACTCCACCTTTGTTATTCCAAATGGCGTACGATTTCATCGTATCTTCACTACCTTGACCTGTCTGTTGCACTATATTAGTCATTCTACATGTTCCTTATGAACATACCATGAGATAAAATTTTCAACTAAACCTGTCAACTTCCTTGCAATAACATCAGCTGCCTCAACCTACTCAAAGATATCCTCAGGCCACTGCGCCTTAACCACCTTTCCTATGATGCGGCAGCTATGGTCGCAATCCAGGGTTCTATATGCTGGGTTTAAAGGTACCAGGTAACTAACACCTGCATCCTTCTCATACTTCTTGAACGTTGCCTCTGAATCACCATTTGCAGAAGCCACGCAGAAATCCCCAGACTCTACGGGCTCGGCCGGATCAACGAGTATCAGCATACCTTCAGGAAAGCTCGGTCTTACGCCCTGCGGGGCAGTCATGGAGTGGCCTTTCACCTCAAGCCAGAAAGCTTTTTCGCTGGCTTTTGTGGTCGTTGGGACCCATGCCTTTGCATCGCTTGCTGTGTAGCTTCCAACCTCTGAAAATGGTCCAGCTTGCACTGAAGAAAATAACGGGTACTCATACTGTTTTTTAACTGGTTTATCTAATGGCTTATCACCAATAGTGAAAGTACCATCAGAGTTAAATTTCACATCGTAAATACCCAAATACTCAAAGATTGAACCAATTTCCTGCAAGGAAGGGTTCCGCATTCCTCTAAGCCAATGACCAACCCCTCCCTGAGTTTTGCCTAAAGCCTCAGCGAGATCTTCTTGGGTTACACCAAGCTCTTTCATTCTGGTTTTAGCCAGTTCATTCCAGGTCGTTTTCATAAGCTAATTATTACGCAGTGTATTGTTTGCATCCATGCACAATGCGTATTTTTTAGCTTGCGATTTAAAAGTACGATGTGTATTATTGATTTGAAACACAGCATGGAGCCTATATGAGCAATTTAAAAATGTACCGGGAGAAGGTTCGAATCTCCCAAGCAGCTCTGGCCGAGATTATAGGGTGTACTCAAGGTGCCATTGGTCACTGGGAAGCAGGTCGTCGCCACCCGGACCTGAAAACATGCCGACACCTAGTTAAGACGCTTAATAAGCTCGGTGCAAAAGTGAAATTAGACGACGTGTTCCCTCCGGAACGGTCAGCCGCATAAGCAGTACCCGCTCTTTAACAGTTCTGGCCGCTCACCTCTAACCGGGTAAGCAAAAACCAAGTGGCGGACCCCACGGTCTGCGCACGTATCTATCTAAACCACAAAGGAAGAATACCGAATGGAACACGCAAATAAACGCAACGAGGCGTTACGCATTGAGAGCGCCTTGCTTAACAAGATCGCAATGATTGGCACAGAGAAAACAGCCGCAGCTGTCGGTGTCGATAAGGCGCAAATCAGTCGGTGGAAACGCGACTGGATACCGAAGTTCTCGATGTTACTTGCAGTGCTGGAATGGGGTGTCGTGGATGACGAGATGGCCCGGCTTGCTGAGCAGGTAGCGAAGATACTGACAAATGAAAAGCCCCAAACGAGCTGCAACTCGTTTAGGGCCTGAGCAACTGTGTTACGCCAACACAATCAACAGGAGACATTTTAATGCGAAAACGCAGGAAGTACCAGGAAAAAGAAGAGATTCGGCACCCTGAATCACCTGACGGGTTGGTTGTAGCGGCAGCCAATAACAGATCGTTCGCTGAACGGTTCATTGGTGTTTATCGACTGGCTAAGGCAGGAGTGAAGAATGGGCGTCGTTAAATTAGCAGACTACCGGCAGCAAGAACGCCGCGTAAACCAGCAGGAGGCAGCCGGTATGGGGTTTGTCTCTATACACCGCCAGTTTATGGATAGCCGACTCTACAAGGACTCTCAGGCCGTGCATCTTTGGGTGCATCTCATCCTCAAGGCAAATCACGAGGATGCCGTCGTAAACACCGATGTTGGACCGGTCACCGTTGAGCGCGGGCAGATGATTACAAGTCGCCCGACACTGGTCAGCGAAACGTTCATTCCCGACAACAAAATTAAGAGCCTCCTGCGAAGTTTTGAGGCTAAAGGGATGATTACCGTCACGTCGATGCAGAAAAAATTCAGCCTCATCACCATCGTAAAATATGACGATTTTCAGGCTCAAAATTGTCCAACGAATGTCCAAGACTTGTCCAACGCAAACACCAGTAAAAATGCGGCTCTCAGGGCTGTTTGTCCAAGCGATGTCCAACGTTTGTCCATAAACAATAATATAAATAATAACTCATTACCTAAAGGTAATGAGTATGTCGCAAACGAGCCTGAAGAACAGAATCAAAAGCCCGTCGTGCAGAAGCCAAAAATTTCCTGCGAAGAAGTCTGGCAATGCCTGAAAGATGAATTGCCAGAAGCCAGGGGGTGGAGATGCCTCACTGATGAGCGTCGTAACCTCATCCGCACCTTCTGGGGCAAGGCGAACAAGATCGCCCGCAATCTGGATGGCAAGCCTCTCGACATGGAAGGCTTCAGGGGATACCTGAAATACATCAGCGAAAACTGCCGCTGGATGCTGGAAGACCGGCCTGACCAGAAGACCGGCAGGACGTGGCGCCGCATGAAGTTTGACAGCTTCCTGAACTCTAAGCTCTACATCGAAGTTCGTGAGGGTGATCGCGATGACCGATGACATCAAAACCCCGCCATGTAACTACGAGGCTGAACAGGCCGTTCTCGGCTCAGTGATGGTTGCCCCGGACAGCGACAACGTCCAGAAGGTGCTGGGCTTCCTGAATGCGGACATGTTCTACAGCAGGCAGCACGGCAGAATCTTCGCAGCGTTGCAGGGGCTGAACGCCAAAGGCAAGGCGCTGGATATGCTGACGCTTTCAGACGCACTGGAGATGCAGGGAGAACTTGAGCAGGTAGGTGGATTCGCTTATCTGGCAGACATTTCCCGCAACACGCCCAGCGCCGCAAACGTCATGCACTACGCCAATGTCGTGAAGGATAAATCGACAGAGCGCATGGCAATCGAGCAGGCAACGCAGATGCTTGAGGTGCTCTACTCGCGCTCAGGCATGACGACCGCGCAGAAGCTGGAAGCCGTTCAGGCGCTGGCGATGAAGGTCGATGACAAAGCCAAAACCGGCAATCATCGAGGCCTGATGACGTTCAGAGATGCATTCAACAAGTGGACTTATCAGGTCGGTGAGCGACTGGAAGGGAACCCGTCATCGGTAGGCCTGACGTCCGGGATTGAGGCGCTGGACGAAATGCTGGAGCCCAAGCGAATCGTGCGCGGATCTCTTTTCGTTGTCGGTGCGCGCCCAAAGATGGGAAAGACCACCGTCTACCAGAAAATGGCTATCCACTGCGCGCTGGTAGAAAACCTGCCAACCCTCGCATTCAGCCTCGAAATGCCTACCGAGCAACTGGTAGAGCGCATCATCTCGCAGCACTCCCGCGTGAAGTCTGATGTGTTTTACCAGAACGGCTACAACGAAAACCAGTTCGCCCAGGCACTCGCCATGGGTACGCAGATTGCCGACAGCAACAACCTGTACATCGACGACACGCCTGGCCTGTCTCTGGCTCACATCGTATCCGAGTCGCGCCGCATCAAGCGCGAGCGCGGCGAGGTGGGGATGGTTCTTGTCGATTACCTGACACTTATGGCTGCCGAGAAGGCTGATACCGAGGCGCAAGCCTACGGCATCATCACCAAAGGTCTCAAGGTACTGGCTAAAGAGCTTAACTGCGTTGTCGTGCTTCTGACGCAGCTTAACCGCGGCTCAGAAGCTCGCGCCAATAAGCGACCGCTGCCGAGTGACTCGCGCTCTACCGGACAGATTGAGCAGGACTGTGACTACTGGCTCGGTATCTATCGCGAATCGGAGGATGACGACACGGTTAATCCGGCAGAAACAGAGTTGCTTTTGCGACTCAACCGCCACGGCAACACAGGCACCGTTTACGTTGAGCAGCGCAACGGCATTCTTTACGACATCGACCAACAAGAGGCGCGTTTCCGCAGGGAAGAACGCGAACGCAAACCGAATAAGAAAGGGGGATTTTGATGAGCACTATTAGCAATGAGCGTTTAGAAGAGCTGGCAAACGGAGATATGGAGGTCTGGTATTCGGAGAGTCAGTCAATGGCCCGCGAGCTTCTGGCTCTGCGCAAAGAGCGGGAGCGGGCGGAGCCAGTGTATCAGTGCATGGACGATGGAAAATGGTACGACACAGAGAAACGGCTCTACGACGAAGTTAAGGAAAACGGTAATGAGTGCCGGGTGCTTTACACCGCACCGCCCGCGCCGGTTGTGCCTGATGCGATTCCAGAAACTGAAAGCAAAGACGGTAACGATATCGATTACATGGAGCCTTCAGCCATTTACGAGCTTGGCAAAACGCACGGCTGGAACGCCTGCCGCGCAGTCATGCTCAACCAGGCGCGGTCAGTGGCAGAAACCGACACCACCTCGCAGCAGTTCGAATCTCTGGCAGGTAAGGCGGTTGGTGGCTGGATTCCATGCAGCGAGCGGATGCCGCCAGAAAACACTGGCATACTTGTTGCCAATGACGCCGGTCTCAAGGTTAAGGGGGAGTGATGACTAAGGAAGAGCAAACAAAGTTCATTATGAACCTGTGCGATCAAATGAGAAGCCGGCAAATCCCTGACCTGATGGAGTTGTGGCGGAAAACTGAGGAAGCATATCGTCGACAGCTAAGCCAGTCTGGATATTCAAATTGCACATCAGCATACAGAACAGGATATAGCCTATACACATATTGAGGCGCGCCATGAGAAAACAAACGTTTGAAATCCGCACACCGCTAGTCCAGCAAAACGCAATCCGCACCATCCAGCAGCTTTACCCCGACCCGGAAAGACCTCTCATCGTGACCATTCAGGAAAAGGCGCGCTCAGTAGAGCAGAACAAGCGTCTGTGGGCCACGCTGCGCGATGTTTCGGAGCAGGTCGAATGGCATGGCATGAAGCTGGATAGCGAAGACTGGAAGCACATCTTCACCGCAGCGCTTAAAGGGCAACGCTCAGCGCCTGGCATCAAAGGCGGTTTTGTCGTGCTCGGGCAGTCGACCAGCAAGATGCGCGTTAGCGAATTCAGCGAGCTTCTGGAGCTGATTTACGCATTCGGCGCAGAAAGAGGCGTCAGGTGGAGTGAAGACGCCCAGGAGGCGATTGAGTGGGCTAAGCGTACAGGAAGGAAGGTGGTAGCATGAGGCGACAGCGACGAAGTATTACCGACATAGTCTGCGAAAACTGCAAGTTTATGGTCCGACCCCGCCGCAAGAAGAAATCTGAATTACCTCCCTCTCAAATCCCAACGTTCGCGTATACGGCCCGCCTTGCTGATGTCCGGTGGCTGCGTAGCCGCGCCCGGAGGAAACATGAGTAGCGCCCAGGAATATTACGACCGCCTGAATGACCTCATGGAAGACATGGCGTCGGATGAAGTTGATCCGATGGACCTGATATTCAGCATCGTCATGGAGTACTCGGAAGAGTTACTTGAATCCGAAGAAGACAAGACGCTGAAGATTGAATACGACGATAAGTTGCTGGTTATCACCATTGAGCCAGTAGACGGCACAAACACAGCGAGGCTGCACTGATGGACTATGCACAGTTAGAAGATACAGAAATCACAATAAGAGTCGGCGAAACGTTCGGGTGGAACCCCTATTTCATCAATGAGGATGGGAGTGTAACCTTTCGCGATGACAGGGGGAGACTGAAAGGCCGTAAGAACTACTGCAACAACGCCGCTGATGCATGGCCGATTATCTCAAAGCATCGAATATCGATTGAGTTTGATGGCGATAACAGCACCGAGCCTCAGACAACGTGGTGCCATACAACCAACCTTGGCCGAACCATCGGGACTCAATACCAGAAAAACCCTCTGCGTGCGGCGATGATTACTTTCCTCATGATGCAGGAAAGCCAACATGCTTAACCCCACCCAAACCCAAGCATACGAGCAGCAGAGCATAGCCAGAGCCCTCTGCGCAGGATGCAGCAAGCAACTGGAGCCGGATGAAACCTACGCATGCGGCGAGTGCATCAACGAGTGGCTTGTGTATCGAGACCCCAATCATTTTGTGGCGGAGGATGAAGATGATATTTAGCAGATATGGGGAAATAACATTCAGGCACTTTCAGGATAATCCGGCATGGGCGGCTGCCGCCGGATACGATTTCAATTTCATAGATTGCGTGGCGGCCTCCGCTCAATGCACAGCAAACATTGCCCAAAACCTGCTTCAGGAAATAATTGAACTTCCGGATACAGAAGTTAGATATGTGCCTTTTTTCATAATCAAAATAACAGCGGGCTTATTTCTGCTATTTACAATGATTTTTGCTTATCCACTCTTTGCTGTAGCCATTTTTTACCGCTGCAAGTCAATGAAGAGAAAATACAAAGATGATTACAGCACCACCGTAAATCAAAACCTTCGAACCTGGGCTAATCATGTCTACAGAAGGAACGCTAAAAATGGCTAAATCACCTCGCCGACGCTGTAAAAACGAAGAGTGTAGGGAATGGTTCCACCCGGCATTCGCTAACCAGTGGTGGTGTGGCCCGGAATGTGGCGCAAAGATAGCGCTGGAGCGACGAAGCAGGGAGCGCGACAAAGCACTCAAAGCAGCAGAGAAGAAGCGACGAAGAGAAGAACAGCAGCAGAAAGACAGACTCAAGATTCGAAAGCTCGCATTAAAGCCCCGCAGTTACTGGATTAAACAAGCCCAACAAGCCGTAAACGCCTTCATCAGAGAAAGAGACCGCGACCTTCCCTGCGTTTCGTGTGGAACGATGAGCGCCGCTCAATGGGACGCTGGCCATTATCGAACAACGGCCTCCGCCCCACAGCTAAGGTTCGACCCTCGCCAAATCTGGAAGCAATGCCAGGTATGCAATCAGCACAAGAGCGGAAACATCGTCCCATATCGTGCTGAGTTGATCCGGCGCATCGGCATCGAGCAAGTCGAAGACATTGAGTCCAACCACAACCGCCACCGCTGGACTATCGAAGAGTGCAAGGCGATTAAGGCGGAGTATCAGCAGAAGCTTAAAGACCTGCGCAATTCGCGCGAGGAGGCCGCATGAGCATTTACAAGAGGATAGACGGCGATAAGTACCGAGATATCTACGTAGTAGGCGATCTGCATGGGTGCTACACAGCGCTAATTGGAGAGCTTGATAAGGTTTCTTTCGACCCTGCGCATGATCTTCTGATTTCCGTTGGAGATCTGATCGACCGCGGTGCCGAGAACGTCGAGTGTCTTGAACTCATCTCAATGCCATGGTTCCAGGCGGTTCGAGGAAACCATGAGCAGATGATGCTGGATGGTTTGTCTGAGCATGGAAATGTCAATCACTGGCTGGTTAACGGCGGAGGCTGGTTTTTCTACCTCGACTATGACCAAGAGATTCTGGCAAAGGCTTTGCTGCACAAGGTTGCGGAACTTCCGTTAATCATCGAGGTGGATAAGGGCGGCAGAAAGTTTGTCATGTGCCATGCCGACTACCCAAGCGACGAATATGAGTTCGGAAAGCAGGTAGATGAACAGCAAGTTATCTGGAATCGCGAGCGAATTAGCGAATCAATGGATGGCAAAGAAAGATGCATAAGCGGAGCGGATGTTTTTATTTTCGGACATACGCCAGCCCGAACACCAATGAAATATGCGAACCAGCATTACATCGATACGGGCGCTGTTTTTACGGGGATTCTCACTGTTCTCAGCTTGGGATCAATGGAGGCAGCATGAGCGAAGTAAGCAGAGAGGTCTGCGAGCAATATCTGGATGCGTTAGTGACCGTTGAGCTGGCAGCAAAGCTGGCGCAGAGAGACGGGCGCAAAATCAACTCAACTATCAGAGCAACAGTAGGCGCTTTGATGCCACGGCTTAGCGACCGGAAAGTGCGCGGAATATTCACCGGCCTTGCGCGGCAACCATTCCCGGACGGTGCGCTGAAGATGCTGCGCCGACAACTCGATTCAATGGTGGGGGAGCCAGTATGAGCACAGTAACCAACATCTCATCAGCGCAGCAGCGCCAGAAGGATAAAGAGATGCTTGAGGCTGTTGAGTGGCAGCTTAACAACGTTCACGAGACGGAGAAGCGCCTGATGGAAATGCGCCGGGAGCTGGTAAACCGGCTCGGTCTCAATAAGCCTGATGGGGGAAGCGCAGCATGAACCTTGAAAACTCAATTAAATACCACTTCCCGAAATCCACGCTGATAAGCGACTCCCCAAGAGCCACAGCATCAGACGCATTGACCGGCACTGATATCATGGCAGCTCAGGGAATGGTACAGAATCGCGCGCAGATGGGCTTTGCGGCGTTCATGGGGAAAATGGGCGTCAGCAGCAATGACCGTGAGAAAGCTATTGAACTGCTGACCATGTATGCAATTGAGCGATGCGATAAGGTTGCCGCCTTGCGCAAGCTCGGAAGTGATATTAAGCCAAAGGTAATGCAAGCGCTCGCAACTTACGCGTTTGAGGACTATTCACGCAACGCCGGGAGCGCCCGGCAGTGTGAATGCTGCAATGGCGCTGGCTTCATACATGCTGAAGTCGTGAGTATGAAGCATATCGGCAGGCCGAATCTGACAGCCAGAAGGGAGCAGGTGAAAGTGCTGTGCCAGAAGTGCAAAGGGAAGGGCGTAGTTTCGACGGCATGCTCTGACTGTAAAGGACGTGGCAAGGCGATCAACCAGGAGCAGACGGAGAAGCAAGGCGTTCCTGTGATTTCTGACTGTAAGCGCTGCGGTGGCGTTGGCTATCCTCGACTGCCTTCTACCGAGGCTTTTGCTGCGGTATGCCAGATTACTGACGCCATCTCACTTGATACGTGGAAGAAGTCAGTTAAGCCTTTCTACGACGCTCTTATCATTAAGTTTGAGGTGGAAGAATCGTGGGCTGACGCACAGTTACGAGAAGTCACCAGGTAAAAACCGAAAATAGTGCATTAATTTGTCGTGCGCTATTTACTTTTCCCGAACCTGCGGATATGATTTCTAACAGTGGAAGTTGCGCACGTTGTTAAGCGCTAAAAACATTAAGCCCTGAGTTAATAGCTCGGGGCTTTTTTATTGGCTCAACCCAACCGACAGGTGTTCATATGAAAAGCTGCAACGCTACTCAGGGTTTCGATAACCCGACTAAATTTCGTGAAGAGTGGGATCGTCAAGCCAAAGAAGCATGAGACGAAACCGGCAAGGGCATTGATGGAACAGGCAGCGTAACCGCTAAGCGGAACAGGCAGCGTAACCCTCTCAGTGCTCTTTTCAGTTTTCGTCACGTTAGCGACTTTGCGGGCTTTTTAGAAACTGACCTCAAAGATAAATGCAAACGATGAACAATTCCTGGCAGTAGCCTAACGGCCAAACACCAGTGAGGTCTTCCGATTCCTCATCAAGTAATTCGGCGCACTGGCCCGGTGTGATTAATAATGGGCGCACAACAGGTAAGCTGCTTGACGATTGAACCGCTACGCGGGGCGTTCGTGTTGTGAAACAGGCAGCTTTCCGTTGTGGTGAATGCGCAGGCTGATGCGCGGAAAGAAATGCCCCATTGGTACACGAGGCGAGTTCACCAGACGGGTAAAGCCGCTTGCCGCCGGGACCGATAAGCCGGAGTTCAGCACCGGCCACCACAATCAAATAACTCCAAATATTTAAGGCTCGCTTCGGCGGTCCTTTTTCGTATTAGGCCACAGGCAATCAATCACAGATGAACCCTCGCATCCTTTGCCTTGCTGGCCTTTCCTAACTACACCACAGCACTTCCATTATCGGAGGTGTGAGAAATGCTACGTATGAATACCAACAACGGATTCTGGTCGTATTTCTGGTCAGGTCTAACGGGATTCTTCGCCATGTTGACTCTTCAGGATGTTCTGTTTGCCCTGGGATTTGTCATAACGGCGACATTCACCTGGCTGACATATCGTTCAAACGACCGAAAGAACAAAGCGGCGATTGAGGAAGACCGCAAGCGAACCGAAATCCTCAAAGCTGCATATGCCCGTGGTGATGTAACGAACATTTCCGAGGGTGCCAAAATCGTCAAAGACATCGACCAGGAACTATCGCCATAGGTGAGACCATGCAGATACCAGCGAAACTACGTACTGCACTGGTTGCAGCTGCGGCGGGAGGGGCGTCATTTATCGCTGGCGTCCTGATACAGGACCAGGAAGGCGTTAAGTACAAGCCTTACCTCGACCCTGTCGGCATTCCTACTGTGTGTGCAGGAATTACCGGCCCTGATGTGAAGATGGGCAAGGTCTACACAAAGCAGGAATGCGATGACCTTCTGAACAAGCACATGCAACCGGTTATCAAAGCCGTGGATGCCTCAGTTAAGGTTCCCATTTCTGCATACCAGCGCGCCGCGCTCTACTCATTCACCTACAACGTAGGGGTAAGCGCTTTCCGCTCATCAACGTTGCTTAAAAAGCTCAACAACGGCGACAGAAAAGGAGCCTGCGACGAACTGCGAAAATGGACGTGGGCGGGCGGCAAGCAGTGGAAGGGGTTGCAAACTCGCAGGGAGATAGAGCGCGAGCTATGCAGGGCGGATAAAGCCAATGACCTTTAACTGGAAGCTCATACTGTTCGCCGTAATGACTCTGTTACTGGCAATTGCCATAGTCATCGCCAGTCATTACAGGTCAGCGCTCACAAAAACAGAGGCATCTTTAACCGAAGTTAATCGTGAATTAAATCTGGCTAAAGATACTATCAAAGACATGCAGACTCGCCAGCGCGATGTCGCAGCGCTCGACGCAAAATACACACAGGAACTAGCAGATGCGAATGCTGAAAATGATGCTTTGCGTAAGCGTCTCGATAATGGTGGCCGGGTGCGCGTCAAAGGAAGCTGCCCTGTGTCAGCCACAACCAAAACCTCCGGCACCTCCGGCATGGGCAATGATGCCACCGTCGAACTCTCTGACGTTGCTGGACGAAACGTTCTCAGTATCCGAGCCGGAATCATCAGCGACCAAACATCCCTGAAAGTCCTTCAGGACTACATCCGGCAACAATGCCTCAAATAAATTGTGTAACCCCGTAAGGATGGTGATCGCAATCTGGCTGACGGGTAAGCCGTAAGTGGGTTAGCCATTCTGTGAGGAATCGCGAAGCCTGCGACCATGACAACCCCCCAAGAAGATTCACCATCAGCAACAAAGCAATATCGGCCTCGCTAATGCGGGGCTTTTTTATGCGCTTCGCACGCGCAAACATCAATCCCTAAGCCTACAGAAAAGCAAGCCTGAGATTATCCGTAAATGGTGCGTCTTAGGGACGGCTTAATCTGTGCGACAGGCTTGTTTCTCTATAGGAGCACCAACCTATGCAATATCCAGTAAATGACCATCCGTTAGTAATGACCAGCATTGAAATCGCTGAGCTGGTAGAAAAGCGGCACGATAACGTTAAGCGTACGATAGAAAGCCTTATTGAACGGGGCACGATTGCTTCTCCTCAAATTGAGGAAAAGCCCACAGCAGGCCGCCCCGTGAGCGTTTATGTGTTTGAAGGTGAGCAGGGTAAGCGCGACAGTATTATTGTCGTTGCTCAGCTTTCGCCTGAATTTACCGCCCGCCTGGTTGATCGCTGGCAGGAGCTTGAGGCCCAACTTAGCCAGCCCGTGAGAATACCGCAGAGCCTGCCGGAAGCGTTGCGCCTGGCTGCAGACCTCGCAGAGCAGAAAGCGGAGCTGGAAAACAAGCTCGCTATTGCCGCACCTAAAGCCGAATTCGTTGATAACTACGTCGAGGCGACCGGAGCGATGGGCTTCCGTGAAGCAGCAAAACTGCTGAAGGTGAAAGAAACGGACTTCCGGTTGTTCCTGATTGAGCAGGGCATCATGTATCGCCTGGCCGGAAAACTGACACCTTATGCTCAGCATCTCGATGCCGGTCGCTTCACCATGAAAACCGGAGAGAACCAGAACAACGGCCATGCATTCACTCAGGCCAAGTTCACTCCGCGAGGCATTCAGTGGGTAGCCGCATTGCTGGCAGGTCACAATCTTAATGACCAGGCAGCCTAAGAAGAGGTGAGAGCCTCTTTCACAACGGCTTTCATCACAAGGCGCATTTGCGAGTGCGCCTGATGATGGTTGTCACTCCAACGATGCATAGCATCTTAATAACCAGGAAAACAAAATGACCAAACGCGCAATGTCTACCGGCGGCTACCCAATCGAGGTTATGACGCCAGGCGATTCAGTAGTTATCCCGGCAGCAACAACGACCACTATCGGTGGCGTAAAGAAAATGGCCGCTCAGGCCAACAGCACCGCAACAGACGTCGCAGGCGTGGTTACTGACCTGAACGCGCTAATCTCCAAGCTGAAAACTGCGGGAATGATGTGAGGAGCAATCATGGCCAGGCCAACCAAGTATCAGAAGGCGTACGCCGAGCAGGCTCGCAAGCTGTGCATGCTTGGCTACACCGATGCTCAATTAGCAGACTTCTTTGAGGTCTCTGAAGCAACGATCAATACGTGGAAGAAAGAGCATCCTGAGTTTCTGGAGTCCGTAAAAAAAGGCAAAGACCTTGTTGATGCTGAGATCGTCGATAGCCTCTATCAGCGAGCAATGGGTTACGTAGCCCCTGACATTGATATCCGCGTAATTGATAACCAGATAGTCAAAACACAAATCAAAAAGCATTACCCTCCCGACACAGCTGCTGCAATCTTCTGGCTTAAGAACCGACAGAAGAAAGACTGGCGAGACAAGATTGACCACGCTATCGAGGGTGCCAATGGTGGCCCGGTAGAAGTCGTCAATTACACCCCAGCAGATTACGCAGCAGCTCAGGCGGCAATGGAGGAGAAACTAAAAGGCCTGGATTGATATGAACGAAATTATCGAATGGGATGATTTGTCATTCCCAGAGCGCGTAGTGCTTCGTTCAAAGTCCACTAAATCGTTTCTCAACTTCACCCGGTTGTGGTTTGAACTGATTCAGGGCGATCGCCTTCTGGTTAACTGGCATCACCGCCTGATGGCGTCAAAGATTGATGACCTGATAGCCGGACGCCTTGAGCCGCGAAACCTAATTATCAATATTCCACCTGGCGGGACGAAAACGGAGTTCTTCTCCATTCATTTTCCCGCATACGTCAATGCACTGGTGCAGGAAGGAAAGCTCAAGCGTTTCCGCAACCTGAATATCTCTTTTGCTGACACGCTGGTTAAGCGCAACTCACGCCGCACACGCGACATCATCGCCAGCAAGGAATATCAGGAATTCTGGCCTTGCTCGTTTGGTGTCAACCAGGCGGAAGAGTGGGAGATAAAAGACGATCGCGGTCGCTCAATCGGGCAGACGGTATCACGCTCCAGCAACGGGCAGATCACCGGTGGTCGTGGCGGCTACTTCGGGCCCGAATTCTCCGGCATGGTTATGCTGGATGACTACAACAAGCCGGTCGACATGCTCAGCGAGACCAAGCGGAACAGCGCTAACACGCTTCTGGTAAACACCATCCGTTCTCGCCGTGGCGATAAGTCGAAAGACCACCCGACGCCATTCGTAAGCATTCAGCAGCGTCTTCATACTGATGATGCTACCGGATTCATGTTGTCAGGTGGCATGGGGGTTGATTTTCATCACGTCGCTATCCCGGCGCTGATTGACGAAAAATACATTCAGTCGTTGCCCGAGCCATGGCGCTCACTGTGCTGGGAAACGGTAAAAGACACTGAGTCGGTCGAGGTCTCAGGTACGCGCTACTGGTCATACTGGCCGCAGATGGAAGACGTGAACGACCTCGTCGCCCTGTGGGAGAGAGACCGTTACACATTCCTTTCGCAGTATCAGCAGAACCCAATGGCGCTGACTGGCGGAATCATCGAAACCGACTGGTTTAAGACATACACCACGCTGCCTAAGCTCACGCACCGCGCCGTGTATGTGGATACCAACAGCGGCAAGGTAGAGGACTGGCTTGACTACACCGTGTTCACGCTTGTTGGTATGGGCGTTGATGGCAACCTCTACATCATTGATGTCGTGCGTGGACGCTGGGACCCTGAAGATCTCCTGAAGAAAGCAGAAGAGGTCTGGGAGAAATGGCGCATGCAGGGCTCGCTACGAATCATGCCCATGCGCCACATGGCAATCGAAGAGAAACAGGCAGGGCAGGGCCTCATCACCACGCTCAAGAAGCGCAACAGTATCCCGGTTAAAGAGATACCTCGCGGCGCAGGCCAGAACAAACTGGTTCGCTGCCTCAACGTCATCCCGCAGATAAAGACCGGAAAGGTGTACGTGCCAGCCACGCATGATGCTAACGGCGCGGCAGTGCTTCACACCCGTTATGAAGACGGCACCATTGCCGGAACAACCTCGTGGGTTATCACCGCCATGACCGAATGCGCTGCGTTCTCAGCTGACGACAGTCACGACAATGACGACATCCTCGATACCTGGATGGATGCTATTGACGACAACCTCATTTCTGGTCGCCAGCCGATGGTCATCGACCCGAGCCAACTCAGGAGAATTTAAGTGTGGCCGTTTAAAAAGAAACAAGTCGCCGCGCCTGAGCCGGTGAAAGAGCCTGAAAAATCGCAGATGAAAATTAAGGCCGAATCGGTGGCGCAAATCACACCAAAGCCGCCGAGAGACTTTGCACAGTACGTACCGCCAAAAGGTGTCATCCCTGAGAGCATCGAGAAGGGCATTCTCGCTATGGACTCGACGCCATACGATGCCCTTAACAACGCTTACATGGGTTACACCTACGGCTACCCTGACAGCTTCCCCGGATACCCTTATCTCGCCACGCTGGCGCAGAAGCCGGAATATCGCAAGATGGTCGGCACCATCGCCGAAGAGATGACCCGCAAGTGGGTGAAACTCAAGACGGTGGGTGATGACGACAAGGCGGATCGAGTCCGCGAGCTTTATGCAGCGATGGAGAAATTCCGCGTTAAGGAGAAATTCCGCGAGGCTGCAGAGCACGACGGATATTTTGGTGGCGGCCAGATTTACATCGACGTGAAGACTGCAAAAGGGGCGTCAGCCTGGACAGATGCCGTGGAGTTGCAGTCAATACTGTTTATCTCCGACAAGAAGATTACAAAGGGGTCGCTGATTGGCTTCACCGTCATTGAGCCTGTCTGGACCTATCCGGGCGTCTACAACACTGATAACCCGATGAGCCCCGATTTCTACAAGCCGACTGAATGGTTTGTGATGGCGAAGACAGTAAATGCAAGCCGCATGCTGGACTTCGTTTCAAGGCAGGTGCCAGATCTTCTGAAAGCGGCCTACAACTTCCGTGGGCTAAGCCTGACACAAATGGCCGAACCTTACGTGAATAACTGGCTGCGCACGCGTGACAGCGTAAGTGACATGATTCACTCGTTCAGTATCCCGGTAATCGGCACTAACATGAGCACGGTGTTGCAGGGTGGCGGGGCTGAGAGCCTGCTTTATCGCCTCCAGATGTTCAATCAGTGTCGCGATAATCGGGGCGCTTTTGCGAAGGACAACAGCCCTGAAGCGCCTGAGACGGTCGAGTTTGTCAATGCGCCCCTGAGCGGTCTCGATGCACTTCAGGCTCAGGCACAAGAGCAAATGGCTGCGGTGTCCAGCATTCCACTCGTCAAACTGCTTGGTATCTCACCTGCTGGGCTCAACGCCTCATCAGAGGGCGAGATTCGCGTCTTCTATGACTATATTCACGCCCTGCAGCAGTCCATTTTCAAAGACAACCTTAAACGCGTGCTGGACATCATTCAGCTCTCCGAATTTGGCGACATAGACCCGGACATCTACTTCGAGTTCGAGCCGCTTTATGAGATGAGCGAGAAAGAGCGCGCAGAGATTCGCAAGATGGATGCTGATACTGATGCTGTGTACGCAACACAGGTAGGTGCGCTTTCTGCCGGAGAGATTCGGGAGAAGATTGCCGCCGACCCTGACAGCCCATACCACTCACTGGACTTAAGCGATGACATCGAAATCGAAGAAGAAGTCGACGACATCGACAATGAAGACGACCCGCCCGATAAGACCTAACGTTGGCGTTGAGGCGTGGTATAGGCGACAGCTTGATAAACAGGTCAGGGAGATGCAGAAGTCCGTTGTCTACTGGCTCTCCGCTAACTACAAAGCGAGCGGGGCTGCGGTGGCAATGGACGCATCTCCGGCAGTGTTCATGCGTGATGCTGTCAGAAAGCTCGCGAAGCGCTGGGCAAAGCAATTCGACGACATCGCTCAGAAACTGGCTGAACGGTTTGCTGGAGACGCGATGAAGAATTCAGACGTGTCCCTTCGTAACGCTCTCGATGTGGCTGGATTGACCGTTGAGTTCAAAATGACCGCGCCGATGAACAATGCGTTGCAGGCGACCATTGCCGAAAACGTCGGGCTAATACGATCCATCCCGGAGAAGTATTTCACTGAGATTGAGGGAATGGTCATGCGCTCTGTGGCGCGTGGACGAGATCTGAAAACGCTTACGGATGAACTGCAAAAGCGATATGGGATAATCCGCCGCCGGGCAGCCCTCATCGCCAGAGACCAGAACAACAAGGCCACATCAGTCATGCAGGCGGCAAGGCAGCAGTCTCTCGGCATTACAGAAGGAATCTGGCGTCATTCCCATGCAGGCAAAGAGCCAAGACCATCACACGTTAAAGCTGACGGTCAGAAATTTGACCTGTCGAAAGGGCTTTATCTTGATGGCAAATGGACAATGCCAGGCGAGGAAATCAACTGTCGATGCACCTGGTCTCCGGTTATACCAGGCCTCTAATAAATCATCAAAACCCAAATGGTCGCTCAGGCGGCCTTTTTTATTGCCTGAAATCTGAGAAAAACGATGAAAGCAACTGAACGGTTGGCATTTGACCGCGCCTCCGTGCGCAAACTCGATGATGTCGGCAGGCTTCAGGTGGCGGTTAGCAACATCAGTAAGGCGAATGTCTGCCCCTACTACGGGCGAGAGATTCCTGGGTGGGAAGAGTTAGGCCTTGATCCTGACAAAATCTACCGGCTTTACCGCGACCCGGAAGAACTAAAGAAAGCCGCCCACACATTCAACAATATCCCCATTCTCTGCATTCACACCCCCGACTTCCCCGGCGACCCGCCGCGAGAATATCGGGTGGGTTCAACACATTCGAGCGCCGCCTTTAACGGCAAGTACCTGACCAACGGCCTGTCGATCTGGGACAACTCGGCCATCGCAGGTATCGAGACTGAAGAGCAGAAAGAATTGTCGTCGTCGTATCAATACGTCGCCGATATGACCCCCGGCGAATCACCAGACGGCGAAGCATATGACGGCGTCATGCGTGACATTGTCGGAAATCACGTTGCACTGGTCGAAACCGGCCGCGCAGGTCCCGACGTCGTAGTCGGGGATTCACTCCCACTGGAGCTTAAATACATGAAGTTAGACCGCAAAGGCGTCGCCATCCGTGCCGCGCTGGGAGCGTATCTGAAGCCGCGTCTGGCTCAGGATGCCGCACCCAAAGAACTCACCGCCATCCTGAACGCACACAAATCGCCTGTGTCGATCGCAAAGGCAGTGGCGAAACTCTGCAAGCCGCGTCTCGCAGCTGACATGGAAATCGAACCGGAAGAGCTGGTCGAAATCATTGAAGCATCCGAACAGACCGTCGAGCCGGAAGAAGAAGTGAAAGTCGCCGGCGACAGCGACGAAGAGGCCATCATCTCTTTGCTGCGTGAAGCAGGTGTATCAGAAGAAATCATTGCCAAAATTGCTGCGTCTCTCGCACCTGCTGCTGCGATGGATGAAGACAGCGAAGATAAAGACGACAAAAAAGAGAAAGACAAAGTGGACAAACCTGCAATGGACGCCGCGATCCGACTGGCTGCCGATGCAGCTACTAAAAAAGCCGCAGAAAACTTCCGCGCCGTACGTGAAGCAGAGCAGGCCGTACGTCCGCTGATCGGCGATGTGGTAGCAATGGACTCTGCTGAAGATGTCTATCGCACTGCTCTTGAGCAGGCTGGCGTGGATATCGAAGGCGTTCACCCGTCGGCGTTCCCGTCACTCGTCAAAATGGCTATCAGCCAGAAAGACAACAAGCGCCCTGTAATTGCGCAGGATTCCGACTCTATCAGCGAATTCGAGAAAGCCTTCCCGACCGCTGGCAAACTCAAACGAGGGTTCTAAGATGCCTGGTTTTCAGAGTGTAATTAATCAATATCCGGCCCCTGGCGTCGAAGGTGGTTTTGCAAGTACCAACCCTCACGCAACCTTCCTGGCTGGCGAAGCTGCGCTGGTTGCAGGCACTGGCGGCCTCACTATCGGTCGCTTTGCGTGGGCAGTTAACGGCGTCGCCACCAACACTGGCACCGGCGCTCCATCAGGCTTCGTTCATCGTGACGGCCAGGCGGCAATCACTGAATGGCTCGGCGCTTCCTCCAACGTAATTCAGGCGGGTCGTGAAGTCACGCTGATGGTCGCTGGCGACTTCTGGGCACGCACCGCAACCGCCGCGAGTCGCGGCCAGAAAATCTTCGCTGTACTGGCTGACGGCACCATTAAAACCGGCGCGGCAGGAGCCACCATTTCCGGCGCAGTCGAAACGCCTTTCTATGCTGGTAGCGCTTGCGATGCAGGCGAACTGGTCAAAATCAGCACCTGGAGCAAGTAATGAACGAATTTCAGAAACACTATGCCGCAGCAAGCGGTAAATACGGCATCGTGCTGCCGGGCGCGAAAGAATACCTGAAGCCAGAGTTTGCGGAGAACTTCTCTCTGGCGATGGATGCGCAGCCGACCATGGTTACCACTGGTAGCGCAGGTATCCCGGCTTACTTTACCAACTATGTTGACCCGGAGCTGATCCGCATTCTGGTCACCCCGATGAAGGCAGCGCAAATCATCGGTGAAGTGAAAAAGGGCGACTGGACCACGCTGACCGCGCAGTTCCCGGTTGTGGAAAGTGCTGGCGAAACCAGCTCGTATGGTGACTTCAATAACAACGGCATGACCGCTGCGAACGTCAACTGGGTGCCGCGCCAGTCCTACCACTACCAGACCCACACCCGCTGGGGTGAGCGTGAGCTGGATATGTACGGCGCAGCGCGGATCGGCTATGCAGCTGAGCTCAACGTGGCTTCAGCTCTGGTGCTGAACAAGTTCCAGAACAAGTCGTACTTCTACGGCATTCAGGGCCTGCAGAACTACGGCCTGCTGAATGACCCGTCTCTGCCGGCACCTATCACGCCTAATGCAACCGGCGCGGGTGGCGCTGTGACATGGTCATCAAAAGACGGACAGGCTGTTTACGACGATATCGCCAAGCTTTACGGCCAACTGGTATCGCAGACCAAAGGCCTCATTGAGCGCGATTCCCCGATGACGCTGGCGATGTCACCTACGGCAGAAGTGAATCTGACCAAGACCAACATGTACAACGTGAACGTGTCGGATCTGCTGAAGAAAAACTTCCCCAACCTGCGCATCGAAACGGCGGTCGAGTACTCCACTGACGCTGGCGAGATGGTGCAGCTGATTGCTGACAAACTCGGCGAGACAGACACCGCTTACGCTGCATTCACCGAAAAAATGCGCGCGCACGCAGTTGTGGTCGAAGAGTCCAGCTGGAAGCAGAAAAAATCAGGCGGCACCTGGGGTGCAATCATTCGTCAACCTCTGGCTATCGCCAGCATGATCGGGGTGTAAAACATGGCAGAAACTATCGTTGTAGGCTGCAAACTTCCTAACGGCCTGGTTGTTGAGCAGGAAGGCTACACCGTAACGCTGAACGGCGCTAACTCTTCAAATGTCGTTGGCGGTTACGGCCTCACTGAGGGTGTCGACAAAGACGCCTTTGAAAAGTGGCTGGAAGTTCACAAAAACCAGCCATATGTCAAAAACGAGCTGGTATTCGCGCAGGCTAAAGCGAATAGCGCGCAATCAAAAGCTACCGAAAACGCCAGCGTCAAGTCTGGTCTGGAAGGTCTGCCGCAGGACAAGCCTGCACCGGGCATCGAGAAAGCGGACGGTAAATAATCATGGCGATCGTTGTTTTCGACATTGAAGCATTCCGCGAGCGTTATCCGGAATTCAACTCGGTAAGTGACGCGCTGCTGAATGCGTATTTCGTTGAGGCAACGGTCTACCTTGATAACACAGATTGCAGCCCCGTACAGGATGATGCTGTGCGGGCTGTTTATCTGAACATGCTCGTCGCTCACATTGCAGCTCTCAATTCCGGGGTAGGTGGGCAGAAGCCATCCGGCCTGGTAGGTCGAATTTCAAGTGCATCTGAGGGTTCTGTATCGGTATCCACCGGCGATGTTCCTGTTAGTCAGTCATCCTGGTGGTATCTGCAAACGCCATATGGCGCTGCTTACTGGAATGCAACTGCTCAGTACCGCACATTCAAATATGTTCCGGGATCCTCCCCGTCACTTTATCCCGGACATTATTACCGCAGGCCAGTTACCCGGAGGTGAGCATGACCACGTTTAGTGGTGGCGCGGCATTAGAGGCGAAACTTGCTGAACTGGCAGAAAAGCTTGGCGATGGGAAAACACTGAGGGTGGGATTCCTTGAAGGGGCTGCATACCCTGACGGACAATCTGTCCCAATGGTTGCCGCAGCCAACGAATATGGCGACCCGGCAATGAACAGGCCTCCTCGTCCATTTTTCAGAAACATGATCGCCGAAAAGTCACCAGAATGGCCGCAGAATATTGCGAAGATAGCCGAGGCAACAGGCTATGAAGCGGAAACGATGCTTGGACTGATGGGTGAACATATTAAAGGCCAGCTGCAGGGCTCAATCAGAGATTTGATGGATCCTGCGCTATCTCCAGTAACGATCGCCAAAAAGGGCTTCTCTAAGCCACTCATTGAAACTTCCCACATGCTAAACAGCGTCGATTACGACATTAAGGATGGCGTATGAACCTGAGAGGCATAGCCAATAGCGCCACGAAGACAATAAACCCCAACGTAAATGGCGTGTTCCGGATTAACACTGGATTCACTACTTTACCTGGTGGAAAGCGAGAGCAGACGTACAGCAACGTTGATGTTGAAGTCCAGATGCAGGAGCTATCGTCAACAGACTTACGACAGGTAGATGCCATCAACATTCAGGGCATCCTGAAAAGTGCGTATCTGAATGGGAACTTCAACGGTGTGAATCGACCGGATCAAAAAGGTGGCGACATTCTCGTTGTGAACGGTCAACAGTGGTTGGTGGTGAAGGTTCCTGAGTTATGGCCTGACTGGTGCCGAGTGATTGTTAACCTGCAGAGGTCGCCATGACAGCCACAGTAGACATCACCGAGCTAGACCTGCGTATTGCTCTGCAGGCATTTCTGATGGATATCACCGGTCTCACCATCGACAACGTGCTGGTAGGTCAGCAGAACCTGACCCCTATGCCGCTCCGTGACTTCATCATCATGACACCGCTGAAGCAGATAGGGCTGTCTACCAACCGCGTCAAATACGACGACAACGGCGTTTACGGAGAAGGGAAGCAGCTAAACCAGCGCAGCACACAATGGCCTTGTCAGATTGACTGCTACGGCGAGAACGCAGCTGATAACGCTTCAATCATCGGTACGCTAATCCGCTCAGACTTTGCCTGTGAATGGTTCCGACAAAACGGCAATGTCATTACACCTCTTTACTGCTCAGACCCTCATCAGACCACGATGATAAACGGCGAGCAACAATACGAAGGACGCTGGACGATGGAATTCATCGGGCAATTCAACCCGTCTGTTACCACACGGCAGGACTTCATGGACAGCATTACAGTCGGCGTTATTGCCGCAGATCTAAAATACCCACCGGAGAGTGCATAAATGGCAATCCCATTACGCAAAGATATTCAAATCAATCCTGGAGTGCTGCCAGCGGGCGGTTCAGCGCTTGATCTGAATGGCCTTATCCTTACCGACAGCGCTTACGCTCCGGTGGGGAGTGTTATCACATTCACGAACAAAGAAGATGTAGCAGCCTATTTCGGCAGTGCATCTGCTGAATTCAGCATGGCTGAAGTGTATTTTCAGGGATACGACAATTCCACCAAAACCCCAGGCGCGTTGCTGTTTGCACGGTTTAACCCGGAAGCAGCTGCAGCATGGTTACGCTCAGGTTCAATGGCGGCAGTAACGTTAGACCAGCTCAAACTGCTGAGCGGGGTACTTACACTGACCGTTGACGGAACGGCGGTAACTTCAGCCAGCATCGACCTGAGCACAGCAACAAGCTTTGCCATGGCTGCCGACCTGATTGAGACAGGTATCGGCTCCAGCGTAACTGTAGAGTACGACACCACTCAAAAGCGCTTCATCATCACCAGCGCGTCCGATGGCGCAGCGAGCACTATTACCTACGCCACTGGCACATTATCTGCTGGCCTTAAGCTGACAGCCTCTACCGGCGCTCAGTTGTCTCAGGGAGCAGATGCAGCGGTAGTGACCTCGGCAATGCAGTCAGTGCTGGATAGCTCTCAAAATTGGGCAATCTTCACTACATCCTTTACGCCGAACGAACAGGAAGCGCTGGACTTCTCCGCCTGGGTTAATGGGCAGAATTATCGGTTCGGCTACGTGCCGTTCACGCTGGAAGAATCCGCGCTGGTATCTGGCTCAACTGATACGCTGGCGTACAAAATCATCAGCACTTACAACTATTCAAACGTCGTTCCAGTGTTCGGGGATCAGACTCATGCAGCGAGCGTTATTGGCTATGCCGCATCTCTTGACTTCGACCGCCAGGAAGGCCGCGTACCATTCAAGTTCCGCTCTCTCGGTGGCCTGCTGCCGGAAGTGACCACATCAGCAAATTACGATGCTCTGATTGCCAACGGTTACAACTTCTACGGCGCGTACACGGCGAATAACTACGATACTCGCTACTGGGCTGATGGCACCATCACTGGTGACTTCAAGTGGTTTGACTCCTTCTGCTTCCAGATTTGGCTGAATGCCAACCTGATGCAGGATGCTATCGAACTGTTCCAGTCGAACCGCAGCATTCCTTACAACGCACGCGGCAAGGCGATCATCGAAGCGTCATTCTCCGACACGCTGAATCAGGGAATCACCTTTGGTGGCATCCGAACCGGTGTAACTCTGTCCGGCTCTCAGATTTCAGAGATTCAGAACGCAGTGGGCGCTGACATCTCTCCATCGCTGATTGCTAAGGGCTACTACCTGTATATCGCTGACGCCACTCCTACGCAGCGTCAGGAGCGCACAAGCCCGAGCATGACCCTGTGGTACTGCGACGGTGGTTGCGTACAGAAAATCACTCTCGCCAGCATTGAGGTGCAATAAATGTCCAACACGATTACTTCAGCTGATTCCATTTTTGCCCTCACCGTCACCAACCTATTCCCGAGCGCTCAGACGCTGGAAGGTTATGCAGCTGACGCGATGTTCGCGCTGGGCGATACAGAAATGGCAGTTTCCGTCCGTGGCGCTGATGGCAAGCTCTCTGGCGGTTTCGTTTTCGGTGAGTATCTGCAGACGATCACAATCATGCCGGACAGCCCATCTCGTGAGCTGTTCGAGACCTGGCAACTGACGTCTCTGACCTCAAAAGCTGTATTCCGCTGCAACGCAACAATTATCCTCCCGGCGATTAGTCGCAAGTTCACACTGACCAATGGCATTCTGCAGCGCGTTAAGGCCATTCCTGATGCGCAGCGTGTACTGCAGGCTATGACGTTCCAAATTAACTGGGAATCCGTGGTTGGCGAAGCGTACAACCCATAAGGACTAACATGGCACGCAAAGAGATTTACTACACCGTCGAAGATAAAGGACGTGACAATGGGAAGGTTTTCTACATTCGCGAAATGTCTGCTACTCAGGCTGAGTGGTGGGCAATTCGTGCCGGACTGGCAATGGCTAAAAATGGCGTTAATCTTCCGGATAACTTTTCAGATATGGGTATGGCAGGTATGGCGAAAGTCGGCCTCGAAATGGTGGCTAAAATCCCTCCAGAGGATGCACGGCCTCTCCTGGACGAGCTGATGAAGTGTGTTCAGGCCGTTCCAGATCCAGCCAATCAGAGCGTTAAGCGCAATCTGATTGATGATGACACTGAAGAGGTTATGACTCGCCTGAAACTTCGCAGCGAAGTCTTCAAGCTGCATGTTGATTTTTTCACAGCCACCGCCAGTTAGACATCCCTCCGGTAATGGGCCCGCAAATCGCTGGCCTTGCCGAGTACACCAACGTGCCAAAAACAATAGCCACGGTCATGTCATCGGGTAAATGCTCGCTTACGGAGCTAAGCACGACACTTGGTGTGCAGGATTTATGGTGGTGGCTGGAAATTATCACCATTGATAATTACAACCAATGGTAATCGACAGAGCAAGTGAGGCCTGGTAATGGCAACAGTTATAGATGCCCTGGTTGTCACTCTGGGCCTTGATTCCTCTGGATTCAAAAAGGGCAAGAAAGAGGTCTCAGAAGGATTAGACCAAACTAAGAAGCATGCAGAGTCAACGGCAAAGGACATGGAGGCTTATGGCAAGAAAGCCTCTTCATTCTTTACCAGTATTGGGAAGAGCATGCTGGCACTGGCAGGAATAGCTCTGAGTGCCAATGGGGTTAAAAACTTCATCACCGACACGACTAAATCTCTGGTTGATTTGGGCGTCCAGTCCTCTGCCATAGACACATCGGCCAAGGCTCTTGATGGTTGGGTAAAGTCAGCTGACGCAGTTGGGTCTTCTGCTGCGTCAATGAGCTCTAACCTCCAGAAATTCCAGAGTTCAATATCTCAATTTAATTCTGGGTTTGGTGCTGACGATACGCTCAACACCCTCTTTGCCTTCAGCGCCCAGACCGGAACCAAGTTCGATACCACCCAGAATGCAAGCCAAATCATGCAGTACCTGGCTGAAAACTGGAACAAGCTTAATAAAAACCAGCAGCGCATGTATGGGCAGAGGCTTGGTTTCGATAATGCAACAGTGCAGGCTCTCTCTAGCGGACGGCTTCTGGACTTACAGAAGTCATTCGAAGGAACGTCCAAACAAACTGATGCGCTGACAGACAAAGCCAGGCGTTTAAATGAGCAGTTCGTCAGAGTCAGGCAATCGTGGGAGTCCACCTCGCTTACTCTGTATGAAAAACTTCTGCCAGCAGTATGGAAAATTCTTGACGCACTCAATTCAATGAGCGCGTGGGTAGAAAGGCACGGGCCTGAGATTAACGCCTCATTCGATGAGCTAGGTAAGACATTCTCAATACTTTGGAAGGATGTCACAGACGTCTCTAAAGCTATAGGTGATCTGCTTAGCATCGATACGAAAAACTGGACGTTATCTGGCGACATAAAAAATCTCAATCAAAACCTTGATGAGGGACGTCAGACCGTCGAGCTGATTATCGACGCCTTCAAAAGCCTCTTTAATTTAGATTTCTCAACATTTGGTGACAAAGTTAACTCCCTGTTCAAGATGGGAGGCGGTGAGGATGCTCTTCCATCCGTAACGGATAATGCAAACTCTGCAGCAGACTGGATAAAGGATAAAACTGGCTTTGACACCCGCAGTGTTGGCAAATGGTTGGGAGAAAAAGCTGAGGGGTTGAGAAACCTTTTCTCAGGTGAAACATCTCGCCTTGAGAAGCAATACGGTCTTCCTGAGGGGCTTCTGGATGCACAGGTAACCCAAGAGTCAGGCTGGAATCCATACGCCGTATCAAGTGCAGGCGCGAAGGGGTTAATGCAGTTCATGCCTGGTACCGCCAAAGACTTCGGTATTCATGGGAAAGAATTTGACCCAATGAAATCGCTTGAGGCCGGCGCAAAGTATATGGGATCTCTTCTTCAGAGATATGGTGGCGACCTGCAAAAAGCACTAACAGCTTATAACTGGGGGATGGGCAACCTTGAGAAGAAGGGTATGAGCAATGCCCCTGAAGAAGCAAGGAACTATGCGCCTCAAATTATCTCAAGAATGCAGGCATCACAACGCTATTCCTATCAGGCTGGCTCATCTTCAGGTGGTGGAGGGACAAATATCACCTTCCAAAACACCACCATCAAAACAGAGTCAAGAACCCTGGAGAGCCTGGCGAAAGAGGCCGCGAATAAAGGCATGGCTCAGAGCAGCCTTACTCAAACCTTTCTCACGGGGCAAAACAGCTAATGTTTAGTTTAAACGAAACAACGCTTCTCAGTGCGATCAACAGCGGCAATATCTTCTCCATCATCAACAGTACCCTTTCGCCTGGTTACGGGATTTACCTGAAGTCAGGCTTAAGGGCATTGTCTCCGTCTTCGTTTATGGGGATTGAGTATGGTGCTGATGCTACTGTGGTTTCCGCCCCAATTGAAGATGGGTCATATACCAGCTTTAACAAGGTGAAACGACCGGCCATCATCAGGGTTTTGTTTAATCTTGAGGGCTGGACAGGCTTTAGTGGAAGCATTCCCAACCTTACAAACTTCACACTGACGAGCCGCTCGGACATGCTGGCCGCACTGGATGCGATGGTTGATGGCACTCAGCTTTACGATATCGAGACGCCAGACACCACCTACGAGGACTATGACCTGGTTCGATACAATTACCGTACATCAGAACGTGACGTCACATTGTTGACTGTAGAGGCCATATTTCAGGCAGTTCTTCAGGAGGCTGAGGTAGGGCTGTCTAACACAACAGCAAACAACCAGCCATCTCAGAATGCCATATCAAAGGGAGGGGCAGTTGACGCCAGGCAGGTTAACGCCAACGCATCAGAGAGCACTCTCGATGATGTGAAGGGCGCTCTTACAGGCCTTAAGCAGTCATTAAGTAGCGCGGCGGTGACCGTTGCAACATCGGTAGGCAATGCCGTAACGAATGTCACAGCAGGAGCTACCAGCGCCATAAATGGTGCAGCCACTTCAGCTATTAACAATCTTTCAACAACAGTTGACGAACTGGTGAAGGGGTTATCCTGATGCAGACGATATCGCTTCAACCGGTTAAGGGGCAGACATTACAGGTTTCACTTGGTGGCCAGCGTGTAACTATAAGAATTAACCAGAGAAGCACGGGCATGTTTATCGATGTGGCGTTAAGTGGCGTCTGGATAGCTCAGGGGGTGCTTTGCCTGAACTGCAATAAGATCATCAGATACCCGTACCTGAAGTTTAAGGGAGAGCTGTTCTTTGCAGACACAAAAGGTGACTCAGACCCTGTTTATGATGAGCTAGGTTCACGCTTCAAACTGTTCTATGCCACAGAAGAAGAGATGAGCAATGTCCTATAAAAAGCGCAACATTAAAATTCAGTTCACTCTTACGGACCAGGTATTTGATGGCTCTCAGGGGCCATCGCAGGCCAACGTTCTCACCATAGAAAACGCCAAAGCTATCGTTGAATACAACGGCTACGGTGGTTCTGCGCTTACCACATTGTCATGCCGGGTTTATGGCCTGAGCCTGAGTAATATGGCGAAGCTAAGTTATGCGGGAAACCTGAGAGGCCCAACGAAGAATAACTACATGAAGGTCTGGGCTCAGGATGAGCTTATTTTTGTAGGGACGATAACATTTGCTACAACCGACTTTAATGAGGCTCCAGACGCCCCACTGGTTATTGAGGCTCATGCGTTAGGTGCTGAAAGGTCGCTTCCATCCCAGCCATTCTCTGTAGAGGGCAGTGTTGATGTTATCGATGCGATCAGGTCAATCGCCGACCCTCTTGGGATTATGGTTTCCGTGCTTGAGGACATCAAATTTCCACTCAGCAATCCCCATGTAGTAGGCGACCCGGTAAGCCAGATTATTCAATTGGCGAAGTCCGCAAATCTGAATATTGACTGTAGTACGGGAATTATTCGCATATGGTCAATTAACGGTTCGTGGGATGACGTTGTTCCTTTTGTTTCCAAAGAGCATGGCCTGATTGGCTATCCGACATGGACAAGAGACGGTCTATATCTCACAACAATGTTCTCATCAAACCTCATCGCGCCAAGAAAGATGAAGCTAGAAACAGACCTTCCTGGCGCTTCCGGGATGTATACCATAAATACTGTAAGGCACATCATCTCGGCTTGGGTGGAAGGCGGTCCGTGGTTTTCATTTGTCGTAGCGAACCAGGAGGCGGAGCTGTAAATGACAAAGAAAGGTGAATTTTCCTTTAAGCCTCAGGATGTAAACTGCGAGGCGAACATTAACGAATTTATTTTCAATTCGTTAATGTCACGAAACGCCTTCATCCAGCTCGTGATTGTTAACAAGGTAAAGGATGGGCCACTTCTCGACGTCACACCTCTGGTAAGTGGATTTACCGCCGATGGTTCAAGAAATGGCAATACACCGGTTTTTAATATTCCGGTATGGCGACTTCAGCGCGGGGCCAGTGCAGTGATTATGGACCCAGTGGAAGGCGATATAGGCCTCATGCTCTGCTGCGACAGAGACATTACCAACGTCAGAAAGGAGAAGAAAGAATCCCTCCCGGCGTCTCTGCGCGTACACAACAAATCAGATGGCATCTATCTCGGTGGAGTGCTGAATGCAGAGCCAAGCCAGTATGTGAAGTTCGCTAATGATGGAATAGACATCGTGTCTCCGCTGGTTGTCCAGGTAAACGGAAATACTGTGGTAGTTAATGCTGACGATAAAATCTCGCTCAATGCCCCAATCATCGAGGCAAACGGCCAACTTACTCAGGGTTCAGGAAGTTTCGGTGGCAACGCGACATTCGGAGGCACGATTACCGCGACTGGCGAAGTGACAGGTAATGGAATTCATCTCAGTACGCATAAACATGGTGGCGTGGAAACTGGCGGAGGCCAGACAAGCACACCAACAGACTAACCCGCTTCGGCGGGTTTTTTATTGCCTGGAGTTTACATGCTCACCAAATCACTGCTTTTGACTGACCAGTGGGATATCACGCTAGACGAAACCGGAAGCATGGCCATTACAGCCAACCCATATGCAGTAGCTCAGGACGTAGCATGTTCCTGCTCAACCTTCCTTGGTGAGGCCTGGTATGACACCACGCTGGGTATTCCGTATTACGAGCGCATTCTAGGTCACTGGCCAGGAACTCAGCTCATCAATACCAAGATGGCTACTGAAGCCAAAAAGCTCCCATACGTTCAGTCAGCATTCTGCACCACAACGGTTGGCAAAGCAGACCGCCTTGCATCTGGTGTCATGACCATAACCGACACGAACAACGTTAAGACCACAATCCAATTCTGAGGTAAAAAATGGCTGAAGTAACAGTAAGCACAGCCGTCCCCTCTGTCACGTTTTCCGCTACCGGCATTGCCGTTCCTGATGAGATAGACATTCTCAACGGGCGATTAACTGACCTTGATACCGCCATGGGCGGAGGGATGAGTAAGAGCCTGACAACTCCACAGGGACAGATTGCCATGAGCGACACGGCAATCATCGGAGACAAGAACGACAATTTGGCATGGCTGGTAAACCAGATTAACCCTGACTTTGCTGAGGGTCGCATGCAGGATGCGATCGGACAGATTTACTTCATTGACCGTATTGCTGCTATTGGCACAACGGTAACTGCTACGTGCACCGGCCTTGTCGGAACGGTTATCCCGGCTAACAGTATTGCGCAGGATACCAGCGGTTACCTTTACTTCTCGCTTGCTGACGCTGTTATCCCATCCTCTGGCGCAGTTGATGTCGTGTTCCAGAATCAGGCATCAGGCCCTATCGCCTGCCCAATTGGGGCGCTGAACACTATTTACCGCGCAATTCAGGGTTGGTCTGGAATCACTAATGCAACCGCTGGAGTGCTTGGTAATGAAGTAGAGAGTCGGGCAAACTTTGAGTATCGCCGCAAGCAGTCAGTTGCTGGTAACTCCAACAATCAGCTCGGAGCAGTATACGCAAACGTGCTGGCAGTCAGTGGTGTTACTGATGCGTATGTAACTCAGAACAATACAGGCCTGACGGTAACCAAGGGATTTACCAACGTCTCTCTTGAGCCACACTCTCTTTATGTGTGCGTATATGGTGGTACATCAGCTGATATTGGGAAGGCGATATGGCAAAAACTCCCTCCCGGACCTTCAATGGTCGGTAATACGACCTATACCGTTGTCGACGATGTCAATTACGTACAACCGTATCCTGAATATGAAATTAAGTGGCAAACACCATCAGCCGTGAGTGTTCATTTCAATGTGGAGCTTGCAAACAATAATGCGCTACCAGGCAATATCGTCACTTTGGTGCAGAACGCAATTATCAGTGCATTTAACGGTGAAGATGGCGGCACAAGAGCCCGCATAGGCTCAACCATTTATGCAGGGCGTTATTATGCTGGCGTACAGGCTATTGACTCAGAAAATGTCGATATATTCAGCATCACGATTAGCCGTAACGGTACGACATATCAAACCTCAGCATCTTTCGGCATTGATGAAGTGCCGACACTGGATGCATCTAACATCTCGGTGACACTGGCATGATAAACGTCGCGGATACAATCCTGACGCAATATGCCGACAGCCCGAAACTCAAATCCCTGATTTACTCGTTCAATAAAGCCGTAGGTATAGAAGACTTTCTTGATGATTTCTATGACGTGATATGGAACATCCAGACAGCAGACACCTACGGCCTTGATGTGTGGGGAAAAATCGTGGTTGTCAGCAGGCAGCTGACGGTGACAGAGAACAAGATTTACTTGGGCTTTAATGAGGCGTCATCATCCCCTGTTCTTGTTGATGACCCACAGCCCTTTAACCAGGCTCCTTTCTATTCCGGCGAGCTATTAACTTCAACCGTAACCCTCACTAATGACGTTTACCGCAAGCTAATCATGATGAAAGCGGCGGCAAATATCTCAGATTGCACCATTCCAAACCTGAATAAGTTGCTGATGTTTATGTTCGGCGAAAGTGGCAAATGCTACGTCAGAAACGATGGTGAGATGGTTATGAGCTACGTCTTCGAATTCCAGCTCTCCACCGCAGAACTCGCCATCGTTCAAAGCTCAGGTGCGCTTCCCGCCCCTATAGGGGTAACAGTCAATATCGTTCAGCAGGTATGACATGAACTCTTCTGATATTCCTTCAAGAATTACTAAAGCATTTGGAGTGAACGGCCTGAAAAATGCCATTCCTGTTGATTCAAGCACGGCCACCGATAACAGTGGGGTTGCCACCTTTGATAAGGGGTTCCCACCCATCACCATGCAGCCACTGAGCGCAGGAGGAATTCCACCATCAGGCAAGGATATGAATGGAGTTCTTTATTCTGCGACGCTTCAACAGCAGTGGCAGAACGCAGGAATGACCTACCCATTCAGTCAGGACTTCTCTGATGCGATCAGCGGATATCCCAAAGGCGCTATTGTTCCCAGCTCCGTCTACACCGGTCAATGGCTCAACCTAAGTGAATCAAATGGCACATCGCCAGAATCACCGACTGGCGCTAACACAGGATGGGTGCCGATTAATAACTATGGTGTCACGCAGATAACGATGACATCAGGTTCAGTCGTGATGTCATCCCTTCAGGCAGCGAAAGACCGCATCATCATCACCGGTACACTGACCTCCAACGTCAACCTGATTTTCCCTGCGTGGATTAAGTCCTGGGTCGTTCACAACAATTGCACCGGTAACTTTTCTATCACGTGCCGCACAGCTTCGGGATCTGGTGTCATTGTCATTCCCGGTCTTGTGTCTCGCCTGTTCTGCGATGGCGTAAACATCAGTGACGAAACCTACAACGCGAATAATGACATGGTTGGCATGGTGGCCGGTTTCGCCATGAACAGCGCTCCTGAGGGCTGGCTCATCGCGAATGGTTCGGCTGTAAGCCGGGTTACGTATGCGCGACTCTTCTCCAGAATTGGTACGCTGTATGGCTCTGGTGACGGTTCAACAACTTTCAATCTTCCTGATGCGCGTGGCGTAGTTCTGCGCGGCGCAGACCTTGGCTCAGGACGAGACACTGGTCGAGTTTTTGGCAGCTATCAACCTGATGCGGTGAAAACCATTGATCTGAAGTATTACGGGCCCGGCCAAGGTACAGGAACAAGAACTGTCTTTGCGCTGCAGCAAAATAGCAGCGCAATATTCACCGATGGAATTACTCAGAGCGATGGCAATCCACAGGCAGCATTCCAAATGACTGGAGCTGTGGAAAACCGCGTAAAAAACCTGGCTATTTTAAACTGCATTAAATATTAAGGTGATCACATGTCTTTTACTGATACATCCTCTGCAAAGAAATACGCGTCGATCGCCGAAACAGCCGCCGCACAAGCAAAACTGTATGCCAACAAGCTTGAGCTTGCACCAAATTATGCCGAACAGGCCGCAACATCCGCAACGGCTGCTGCCGCCTCTGCCCAGGTTGCAGTCAATGCCGAGGGGGTTGTAAACAATCTGGTTGTATCTGCAAGTGAATCTGCAACATCTGCCGCCGAGTCTGCTGCGCAGGCAGGAAATGCCGCAGCTGCGGCAGTAGGGCAATGTGTAAGGGTGCCTGAAGGTGAATTAGTTGACACTCTTCCTTCAGCATCAGGCAGGGCCAGTTCTTTCCTTCTGTTTGATAGCGCCGGGAATGCCACTGTCTTGTCGAAAGATGATGTTGCCATTCTGGACTCTGAAGGCAAGGTTCCGGTATCGATGATTCCGGCTATCGCCATCACCCAGCCTTTTGTCGTTTCCAGCCAGGCTGCAATGCTTGCACTCAATGCGCAGGTAGGCGATGTCGCTAAGAGAACGGATAAAGGATTTTCATTCATCCTGTCAGCCGAACCGGCGTCAACACTATCCAACTGGGTGCAACTGAATGATGATGTACTGGCTCAACTTGGCCTGTCATCCGGTGCCGCTCAGGTAGGAGCGTTGGATGATGCCGGTGGATCAACCACAGTTCAGGGAGCTCTGAACCTAAAAGCAACGACCGCATCAGTTACATCGACTGATGCTGCAAATCGTGCATGGACAAACGAAAACTTCGTCGACTCCACCTACAAGAAGTTGCAGACAGGGAATTTTGCTACCGGATTTACCATCACAAACCAGTTCCAGGTGGTTTTGTACCCTACAGACGGATTCTGGTATCGCTATCTTGGGACCCTATCAGGTGGCGGCCTGACTCTTCCCGCCGGAAGCTCGCCCGACAGCAGTTGGGAAAACATTAATAAGCAGCAAATGGTGAGCCTGCGCAAACTCAACGAACTTTCCACGCAAAGCATCGCAGGCTATATCGGCGTCAATATTGATATGCCGGTGGCAGTGAAGGATTCTGACAATCAGGGTGCACGTGTTGGTTCGGGCGTGACTATCCGCAATGATATTCCAACACAGAACGCCGTTAAAACAACCAAAATACAATCAGCCTTCAGTGTTTATGGCGATGACATTTCTTTTATTGGAGTTCGCGGTAGAGGGGCTGCCGACAGTGACAACAGCCAAACATCTGAGTTCATAACAAATCGTATGGCTTGGTCACAAGGAATCACTATTAGCAACACGGTTGTAAGTAGAGTAAAAGCATCGGGATTTACTGCGGGCGTTGGTATATATGGTGCTAATGGGTGGGAGGTTAGCGATTCATATTTCACTGGTATGAAATATTCCCCAACTACCTTGAACAGCGCAGGGGGATACGGGGTAGTTATCGGCGATGGCAAAAACATTTCAATCCATGACAACAAATTCATAGCCACCCAAAGTGACAGACATGCCGTATATGTGTCAGTAAATCAAGGGTATACTGCGCCAGCAACAGGATGGTCAAATGTTACCGTCAGAGACAACTATATAGACTGGACCGGCACAGAGCCAGCAAACGATGACTCAAAGGTGCCAATCCACGTCAGAGCAGGTTCAGGATTGTTTATAACGGGGAATCGTGTAATCGGTGGAACAAAAATGGTTGGACTCACAAACTCAGACGGTCCAATCAAAAATGTAGTAATATCAAATAACTATGCCACTGGAATTAAGCCAAGAGCCGGGCTCAACGGCTGCGCCGTTTCCACTTTATCGGCATCAGCAAATGGGTATCAAATTTCCAACCTAGAATTTTCTAACAATACAATTCAAGTTGAAAAGGATGCCTCTACTAATGGATTAGATCAGTGTGCGCGATTCATAAAAGTCGACGGATTAAGGATTGTCAACAACCATCACACTATAGCTACCGGTGCCGGATACCTCATCCAGGATTGTTCGAATGTTTTTATTGACTCAATATATGAAACGATAACAGATACAGTAGCAGCAGGAACCGTGGGGGCGACTACATTAGATTTCGAAGGGTCATGCTCCAACATAACAATTGGGGCGATCAGGACAAATAGACCATTAAGAGCTGATGGAAAATCCAATACGGTATATGGCCTCCCTAATTGTACTGATGTAACCTGTCTTTTCCAAAGATATATAGAGTTCACGCTCACTAATGGTGTTGTTTCTCTGATAGATGATGCATACAACATTATCAGTTCTGGCGGGGTGTCTTTTGGTACCGGTTCAATCCAAATTACAGTAAGAAACCATGTTACAGATGCCGCAATATCAGGTTGCTCCGCTTACTCAAGAACCGCAAATGGGGTATATGTACAGAAGACTGCTGTTACAGGGAAAACCATAACAATAAGCTTTGTAGTTTCAAATACCGGCGCTCTTCAGGCCATGAGTACATACACAGGAAGGGTTGGGGTTACGTTCTATGCATAATTAAAAGGCCAGTTATCTGGCCTTTCTTATTATTGCTCTTTACCCTTTAATTTAACTGAAATAATTGCAAGGGCTGCAAATAACAACACCGCCTGAGACCTATACGTGAAAAAGTAATGTATTTGTGAATGATTGGCCAAAATTAAGTACCATGCATAAGGCATAAAACAGGTAAGCAATAGAGGGGTAATTGTTGCAAACTTATTTTTTATTCCAACTATGTACATAGTGATTGTTGTAATAATTAATGCTAATAATACATTTTTATCCATGAACATGGTATCAATATTAAGTCTAAGCATTTCAAGTCTATCAGTTGGGAATCTCTGATCGCCCATTACGCGAAATGTCATTTGATGGATAGCATCAGCAGGAACATTCTTCATAAGAATTGCTGATGCTACTATCCATTTGGTGATCCATGTTGTTGCGTATCCAATCCCCCACACTAGAGATGATACGACAACAGTTACACAGTTATCCTTTACTGATAAATCTGACCTTTGACTTAAAATCACCAAGATTAAAACCATTGGCATTCCAAGAGAAACAATTGGCACTGTCAGTAAGTCTACAAAGCTGACAACAGAGCCAACAATAAAGAAGTAAAAATACACTGAATCTGGTGCGCTCTTTATTCTTTCTCTTTTCAAAGATATGAAAATCAAAAATGCAAAGGTGATCAAAAATATATTAGAATATTGCATGGATAGTCCGAAAACTTCCACGTGAGAAAGCGCCATAGTAGCAGCAAATGCTATTCCAATTCGGAATGATGCAGCCTTCGAGATAAAATGGAAGGCAGCGCAAAGCATAATGATAACCGCAACCCCGTAAATGATACGCACATTGCGATAATCCATTGCTATCATCATAGGCCTCAGCCAAACCTGATACCCATGCCAGTACCTAGAGTAGTTAGCCATCTCCATACTATGAGAAATAGGCGACCCGTGCACCACGGTTCTGGCAATCATAACCTGAACATCAGTGTAATTATCAACCTTTGTCTGTTCGTGATAGTCTTGATTTGGTGGATAATAAATACCCTCCCTTTTAAAAACCTTTACAGCATCATTGACGTGATGCTGCAAATTACCCTCCGGAAGAGAAAAAGCTATAAACATCAGCACTATGTATATAGTTATAAGCGCCAAAAAGGTTTTGATGTATTTTGCAATGATACCCACTTTACCCTTCCTTAGAAATCATTGGGATTGAAAGGTAAGACAAATACTTACTCTCTCTGCGACTTATCGTTACCAGATGTGATATCGTCCCACACACTATGCTTAGCATGGCCATAATCATAACTGAAGCGGCAGCTACCGCTGATGGGAACTTAGGGACAAGTCCGGTTTCAACAAAATCCGCTACAACAGGAGCACCTATTAAAATAGATATGAAAGCGAAAATTGCTGCTATAACGGTATAAAAGAATAAGGGCCTCTCATAAGCATATAGCTGAATGATAGTTCTAAGTATCTTTACCCCATCCTTATATGTTGATAACTTGCTCACAGAGCCCTCCGGTCTTTCACCGTATTCCGTGGAGACCTCGCCAATCCTCATTCTCAACTCAAGTGCATGAATGGTTAATTCGGTTTCTATCTCGAAACCATGTGAGTGGCATGGGAACGATTTAGCATATCTGCGGCTGAAAACACGGTACCCAGAAAGCATATCGCTAAACGACCCTTTGAAGATGGTTGAAACGGTGCCGGTAAGCATTTTGTTTCCAAATCGATGTCCTGGTCGATATGTTTTTTCATCACCATTTTCCACTCTTGTTCCTACAACCATATCTAAGCTATCGGCAAGAAGTCTCTCTATCATTTCAGGGGCGGCGCTTGCTTGATACGTATCATCTCCATCTACCATAACGTAAATGTCTGCTTCAACATCAGCAAACATGCGGCGCACCACATTCCCCTTACCCTTGTAACCTACGTGCCTGACTATAGCTCCGGCATTCTCAGCCACCAAACCAGTTCCGTCAGTGGAATTATTATCGAACACATAAATTTCCGCATCTGGCAGGTGGCGTTTAAAATCAGCAACAACCTTTCCGATGGCTGAGGCCTCGTTATAACAAGGCACAATAACTGCAACCTTTTTATTGCCGTACATTATCAATTCCTATTTGAAAACAACGAATTTAGAGTAAATAAACCCGAGCACAAGACTCGTTCCCGAGAAGAAGATTAACGTCAATATTGCAGGTAGAGACATTAGGTCTGCCACTTTCCCCGCAAGAAAAGCAAGGCAACCCATAAATGTAACGAATATGAAATACCTGCGCTTGGTGGCGTCAGTCTCAAATGTGTATTTTGCATTCACGAAGAAGCTAAAAGTTACCGCCACACAAAAACCAAGTAGGTTAGCGGTTGACTGATTTGCGGATGCGAACTTAACCAACGCGGCGAACACACCCCAATGTATGATTGTGTTTATGATGCCAACAGAGGCATACCTGGTAAAGAGCTTGAGCATATCTAAGTCCGTTAGATTTGAAGGGGAAGAGTCTAGCATCGCACGCGGCATCGATCGACGGGTAGTGGGACAGAAGTGAGACACGCAAGGCTTTGCACCGGTTTGCAGAGCTTTGCATGTTTTGGCGTCATGGGACGTGTGAGCGCAGGTATGACGCGGTAAGTTACTGTGTTACAAGGTGGTTCTTATAATTCGTAATGCGAAGGTCGTAGGTTCGACTCCTATTATCGGCACCACGCTAACTTGACACTTTTCCGTGAAAAACAGGGAAAAGCGTCAACCCAACCTAACGGATCCTAACGCTCACGCATAACAGCTGCAGCCAACGTGTAAAGGGCTGATGCGAAGCAGGGCAGGTGTCAGCCTGTTATGGTTTGTTATGCCTTACTAGGGAAAACTAGGGGGAAAGTGTCAACCGCTACCGCTTCAGAAAACTTCAGGTACACGAACCCGTGAAGGGGAGGTGTTAAGCACACCCCCTTTGCAACCATCCCCGAGCCTCTTGCAGATCGATGTTCCAGTTTACCCGGAAGCTGGCGTTCAGATTGAGTTGTCAAAACTTGTCACCCACCGGCACTGCCAGTGGGGATTTTTGGCAGAACGCGCTCTAAGTTACAGTTGCTTCAGTAAGTAATTGTTGTTTACTGACCTAGCTACTTAAAAACGGGATCAGCCTATTCATCAGATAGCTTGTGTTGTTTTTATAATCGGATAAACTTGTCCTATAGTTTGTCTACTAACGTCCACTGAAGAAGGTTCAGTTAGTTGGCTAAGAACACTAAGAAACGGATAAATGGTAACTAAATGAATATGTTAAGTTTAGTTTCCGATCAAGCCGCTAATGATGAATCAGTTGAAACTACCTTCTTCGAAGCACATGGCTCCCATGGAACTTGCTGCTCAAGAGCTGCATCAATTCTGGAGCATGGTTTCAGAGTTGGAGACGGTGGTCGGCGCGGTGTGGGAGCTTATCTTTGGCATGCTGCTGAACAAGGATGCCAATATGCAACTCAACTTGCAGAAAGTTGGTTTGCTGCTGCTGAAAAAAGAGGTGAGTATTCAGACGAAGCTGACAAAGGTTGCGCTGTACTTTGGGGGTACGTCAAGGCACCTGATGAAGAGGTTTTAA